GCTTGACGCCGGTCAACGGTGTCGCCACCTCTGCGATGCGCTCGGACGCTGCCCCGGCACTTGACCAGTCAATCGCGCCCACGTGGACGGGTCCACATAACTTTTCATCGTCGATCGTGGTGGGTGCCGCGACCGGGGGCGCGCAGGGTGCGGGCACTGTTAATGCGACTGGATTGTTCGTTAATGGCGTGGCAGTAAGCACCGGCCCCGGGTCGGTGGGGGCAAATCCGACAGCAACGCTAGGTCTCACCGCAATCAATGGTGTGGCCCCAACTTTCATGCGCTCGGACGCTGCTCCGCCACTCGATCAGGCGATCAATCCGACATGGTCCGGGACGCATATTTTCAATGGTACGGTTGATCTTGCCGGACCCCTGAAAGCGACCGGTGTCGAGGGCATCAGCGGGCAGGTGCTGTCGAGCCAAGGCCCCGGGGTCCCCGCAATCTGGCGTACGTCGTCGGGCGGGTCAATTGAACTCGGCTGGAACTTCTCGTCTTCTGTTAGCTTAGCTAATCCCGGCAGCCAGAAAATGTCGATGAACAGCGCGGCCTATGCTGCTGTCACCTTCATGACGTTCAACTCGCTGGCCTTCACCAATTTCGACGCCAACACGATTCTGTCGCTGCTCAACACCGGCAACCGCATCTACTGCCAGCAGCGCAATGACGCGACCAAGGCGGCGGTGTATCAGGTAACCGGGGTAGGTACCAACAATGTTGGCTGGTGGAATATCCCGGTTACGTTTATCGATTCGCGCGGTACGATTTTCCCCAACAACGCCGATATGAACTGCGTGTTCATTCTGTCGGTGTCCTCGTCCAACTTAGCAAATCCGACGGCACTGGTAGGACTGACGCCGGTCAACGGCATCTCGACTTCCGGCATTCGCTCTGATGGTGCCCCAGCGCTTGATCAGGCGATCATTCCGACGTGGACCGGGACCCACACTTTCAGCCTCACGCCGGTGGTGCCCAACTCCTCGTGGACCTATGCCAAGATTCAGAACGTTAGCACCAACAACCGACTGCTGGGTCGGGCCACGGCAGGAGCGGGACCGATCGAGGAAATAACCCTCGGGACAAACCTGAGCTTTACAGGTACCACTTTGAACGCAGCGGGCGGCGGGGGTAGTCCCGGTGGGTCGACGACGCAAGTACAGTTCAACAATGCAGGTGCCTTTGGCGGTGATGCCGATTTCGCTTGGGATTTAACAAATAATGTTTTATCTTTGGGCTCTGCAGTTACTTCCGGGACGATTCAGGGGACGTCGGCGGCGCAGAATTTTCTTATTAAGGGTGGCCCGGCCACTACTTCTGGAGGTACGGTCAATATTACTGGCACGGCTGCTGTGTCTGGTAATAACGGCGGGGGGCAAACAAACATAACCGCCGGTGCCGCTATCGGTACCGGTACGGGGGGTCAAGCCTCACTTGTTGCAGGCAGTGGTACAACCACTGGTACCGGCGGCAATGCTTTCTTAACGGGGGGCGATGGATTAACGGCTGGTGGTGCGTTTGCTAGGGGAGGAAATGGTGCTGGGACTAACGGATCCGGAGGTATTGCTCAACTTTTTGGCGGAAGCGCGAATGGTACCGGTACTGGTGGGCAAGTTACTATTCAAAGCGGCTCTTCTCCCTCTGGCACGCCCGGCAATATTTTGCTTCGTACTGGGGCCACGACTACTGACCGCCTGTTTATCAATTCTAACGGTTCGTGGGGTCTCGGGGCCGCAGCCACGGTTGGCACGTCTGGTCAGGTTCTAACTTCACAGGCCGGTGCTCCCCCGATCTGGTCTACTGTCGGTGGTGGTGTCACAGGCTTAGCTAACCCCACAGCTACTATAGGGTTGACGCAGGCCAATGGTGCGGCGACCACGGCGATGCGCTCGGACGCTGCGCCGGCACTAAATCAGGGCATTATTCCGACGTGGACCGGCAATCATATTTGGAGTACCGCTGCACCGGTACTTACTCTTGAGGAAACCGATCAGGGAGTTAATGGCAAGCGTTGGGGTTTGAATAGCAACGGTGGATTTATGCAGATCCAGACGTTGGATGACTCAGGGCTCAATGGCCATTCAGCCTTTGTTGCACAAAGGAGCGCAAATACTGTAGTTAATGTGGGTCTTGGCAATGCTGCTGACAATCCTACTTACAATTTTCTTGGTACCGGCACCGTTACTTCCGGTGGTGTTCATCAGGGTCCTAATGGCGCGGTTTCCGCTCCGACCTATGCCTTTTCCGGTGACTCTAACACCGGCATGTACGATATTGGCATCGACCAGCTGGCGTTTTCCACCAACTCCACGGAGCGCCTGCGGTTTGATGCCACTGGTGCGTGGGGCCTGTCGGGGGCCAACTTCGGTACTGCCGGGCAGGTTTTAACCTCACAGGGCAACGCGACGTCACCGACGTGGACGTCGGTTGGTGGAGGCGTTACGGGATTTGCAACCCCCACGGCTTCGATCGGTTTGTCGGCTATCGCTGGCTCGGCAACGACGGCAATAAGGTCCGACGGAGCACCAGCACTGTCACAGGCGATAGCGCCGACGTGGACCAGTCAACACATTTTTACAGCCACCGGCGCTGGCCCTAACTCTTCGATCAAAATATCTGCAGTAAATCCCTCCATTGCATTTAATGAAACTGCCGCTGCTGCCGATACTCGTCTATGGGATACTGTGGTCTCGGGAGGAATTTTACAGCATCGTACAGTAAATGATGCATTCACATTAGCACGTAGCTATTTACAAGCTACCCGTTCGGGGCTTGCGGTTGCAGGAGTGGATTTTGGTAATGCTACAGATAATCCGGTGTTCAGCTTCCTAGGCACCGGGGCCATCGCCACCGGTGGTGTAATCCGGGGCCCCAATGGCAGCATAACGGGTCCGACTTACTCCTTCTCAGGGGATATCGACACCGGCATGTATGATTCAGCTGCCGATGTTATCGGATTTACCGCAGGTGGCACTCGTCGCGCGGCTATCTACTCAGGTGGGTTGGTTGTTGACACCGGTAACGTCTACATCCCGGATGGCTCTGTAACTCTCCCGGGCTTGACTTTTACAGGGGACCAGAATACCGGTTTTTACCGTTTAAGCTCTGATTATTTCGCTGCCTCAGTTGGTGGGGCATTTGCGGGTTCTTTTGTTAATACAGGTGTAAATCCTCAGTTTGGCGCAGTCGATGGAGCCGTTGCAACTCCCGGCATCACCTTTGATGGGGATCGCGATACCGGCATTTATCGGATTGCTGCAAATGAAGGACGGATGGGGGCTGGGGCGGCCTTAAGTGCACTTTGGAATACTCAGGGGTTTGGAATTCTCGATGGGGCGTCTGGCACTCCCTCATTGTTCTTTGCTAATGACCCAGATACAGGTATTTATCGTCTTTCCTCTGGCCGAATTGGTTTCACGACAGATGGAACAGTTCAATTTACTATTGGCAATCTTGCTGGTACACCAGCTATTAGTTCTATTTTACCTTTTTGGCAACCCGATGGGGCGGCGGGTGCGCCTAGCTATTCGTTTACTTCCGACCCCGATACCGGCCTATACTCATTCGGGGCTAATACCCTTGGCTTCGCCGCAGCGGGGTCGGTTGTAAGTATCCTTAGCTCGGGTGGCGAGACGATGCAGGGGTCGGGGGTGTTTAGAACCTCCGATGGGTCGACAGGAACGGCGGGATTTTCGTTTACGAACGACACCGACACGGGGCTGTACCGCATCGGGTCTGGGAATGTGGGGTTCAGCGCCGACAACGCCCTTGTATTCCAGACGCTTGCCGCGGTATCGGGTGGCGCAAAAGTCGCCGATTTCGGGGGCACGGCGCAGACGGTCGGATTCCGTGAAATCCCGCAGAACAGCCAGTCGGCGAACTATACGGCGGTACTCGCGGATTCGGGTAAGCACCTCTTCCACCCCAACGGTGGTGGCGCGGGCGATGTTTTTACTATCCCGGCCAATGGGTCGGTTGCCTATCCGCTCGGTACTACCATTACGTTCGTGAACCGGGATTCGAGTGCAGTATCAATAGCGATTACGACTGATACCCTGATCTTGGGCGGCACGGCGACTACCGGCACCCGCACGTTGGGGGCAAATGGCGTGGCCACCGCGATCAAGGTGGAAGCCACGGTCTGGATCATCACTGGCACGGGGTTAACCTGACATGATTCGTCGAACTTTCCTAGGTCTACTTGCCGGGCTGGCCCTCGCGGTCGCCGGGAGTGCTGGTAGCCCGCAACAGATAATGCTCGGCTACGGGGCGGCTCCGTTCACCCCGGTTACCCGCACTTATAGCACGGCGGTTACTGGTGCGACCGAAACCGTACCTGCTGGCGCGACCACCTGCGTAATTACGGTTTGGGGCGGCGGTGGCGGCGGCGGTATGAAGCTATCCTCTACCGGCGGTGGCGGTGGCGGTGGTGGGTTAGTTGTCAAAACTACAGCGGTGTCGGGTGGCCAGACCTTTACCTATACTGTTGGTGCGCTCGCTCTAGGTGCACTGACACAAGGTACTAGCGGTACGAGTGGAAAATTATCGTCGGTAAGTAGTGCGGCCCCTTCGGTATCGCTCACGGCCAATGGGGGTGCTTTCGGTACGTTTACACCTACGGGAGGTAATGGCGGTACGGGCACTGGTGGCGACACCAACACAACCGGAACGGCGGGACTGGCTACCGGCCAAGGTGGAGCCAGTGCTGGTGGTGCTGCAGGCGGAACGGGCGACGGCGGCCCGGGTGTTGCCCCCGGTGGCGGTGGTGCGGGCGGTATTTCCAATGGGTCCGGTCAGGGCGGCAACGGTGCCGCTGGCCAAGTGCGTTTTGCATACACGTGAGGACATATGCCAAGTAAATCCAAAAAGCAGGCGCGCTTCATGGCTGCGGTGGCTCATAACCCGAAGTTTGCCAAGAAGGCTGGGGTCCCGCAGTACGTGGGCAAGGAGTTCAATCAAGCCGACCAAGGCACGGGTATCCTGAGGAAGAAGCGGTGACACATGGCTGAAACTACGACATTCAACTCGCTCAAGGAAGACCTCAAGAGGTATCTGGAGCGGGGCTACCCCGAGGATGCGGAGGTAGTGGCCCAGATTCCCCGCCTGATCAATGCCGCGGAACGGGCTATCACCAACCAGTTGAAGATACTCGGCATGCTCGAGGCCGTTACCTCGGACCTGTTCGCCGGGGTCTCGGTCTACCCCAAGCCGGACCGCTGGCGTGAAACGGTGTCGATGGCGGCGGGTGTCCCGCGTCGCCAGATCTTTGCCCGGGGCTACGAGTATTGCCGCACCTACTGGCCCGACGAGGCCGATACCGCAACGCCCGAGTTCTACGCCGATTACGACTATCTCCATTGGCTGATCGTGCCGACCCCGATAATCACGATCCCGTGGGAAATCCTGTATTACCAGCTGCCGCCGCTGCTCGATACGGTCAACCAATCCAACTGGCTCACGGAGTACGCGCCCAATGTGCTGCTGTACCGGAGCCTGCTGGAGGCTACGCCGTTCTTGAAGAACGACGAGCGCATCCCGGTGTGGGAAGGCTTCTACCGGGACGAACTCGGAAAGCTGGACGTCAACAACATTCGCAAGGTGGTGGACCGCAACACCACCCGTCAGGGAGCATAAGACCATGCCCTATACCTCAGTTTTTGGGGCCCAGCCCATCTTCTCAGCGCAGCCATCGCTTCTTGAGTTGGCGCTAGTCGCTGACGTGGAACTGGACTGGCCGCTGGAAACGATCGAGGGCACCAACATTCTCGCTACGATCATCGACGTCACCCCTTCCGGCCCCGGGCTTACGATCACGCTTCCCGATGCCAAGCAGGGCACCCCCGGGTATGCGGTCACGTTTACGAATCATGGGGCCGACACCTTCATTGTCGCTGACAATCTTGGTGCCACGGTTCTCACGGTTGCGTCCGGGCTGTCGTGGACCACTTACTTGCGCTCGAACCTGACGGTTGCGGGCGTCTGGTATTCATTCCAGCAAGGTGCGGGCGTGTCGGTTGCCAACGCTGCGTCATTGGCCGGGGCAGGCTTGAAAGCGATCGCCACCACGCTCAATACCAAAATGGCGGTGAGCCCACAGGGCTTGAGCTATACCATTGTGGAAGCTGACCGGGCAACGGCTATCATGTGGACCGGGGGTGTGGGCGTATTCACTTTACCCGATCCCACCGTGGTCGGCTCTGACTGGTATGTGCCGATCAAGAACGCGGGCACGGGATCGCTCACCGTGGTCCCGACAGCCGGGACGATTGACGGATCGGGGTCACTGGTGCTGGGGGCAGACGAATCGGCCTTCTTCTACACTGACGGCACGAACTTCTTCACGATCGGCTTCGGGCAGGAGGTGAACTCGGTCTTCGACTTCATCTCGATCAACATTGCGGGCGCTGGCGACTACGTGCTGTCGGGGGTCGAACTCAACCGGATCTCCTACAAATTCACGGGCGTGCTGACCGGCAATCGCAGCGTCATCGTCCCGGCCTCGGTCCAGCAATACTGGGTCGATAATGAAACGACTGGGGCGTTCACGCTGACGATCAAGTGTGCCGGTGGGCTCGATCCCGGTAAGACGATCGCGCAGAACAATCGCAACATCTTCTACTGCGATGGCGCAAATGTGGTGGATGCCGTTTCCGCAGCCTTTACTCCGCCGCTCCCCGTGGGATCGGGAGGAACTGGGGCCACGACCGCAGCACAGGCCCGCATCAACTTGGGCGCGACCGCAGTTGGCGATGCCGTATTTACCGCGGTTAGTCAGGCAGCGGGTCGGGCCGCGTTGGGCTCGTCGGTGGTTGGTGATGCGGTATTTATTGCCGCCTCGATTGCTGCCGCACTGACCGCGTTGGGGGCCACGGCCACTGGTGCTTTGCTGTTCACCGCGCCCTCTGCTGCTGCGGCTAGGGCCGTGTTGGGAGCAACGGCGATCGGCGACGCTATCTTTACTGCCGCCAATGGTGCAGCCGTTGTGGCGGGCATCGGGGCGGTGCCGACTACCCGCCTTGTCGATACCACGAATTCGCTTACCGGTGGTGGTGACCTATCGGCAGATCGCACTATCCAGTTACTCAACGATACTCCTGCCCCGGGACCCCTCAAGGTCTACGGAACGGATGCTGGTGGTGCTCGCGGTTGGCAAGCTGCCGGGGGCGGTGGTTCGGGTGGGGTCCGTAAATTCAAGACTGCATCCACGGCCCGTACCAATAACACACTGGCCAACGATCCTGAATTGCTCGGCTGGGCCCTGACCCTTGGTAAGTGGTACAAGTTGAGCGGTCTTCTCGCGCTCACCATTGCCGGGACGATATCGGGGTTCAAGATCTCCTTTACGTTCTCCAATGCCCCGCAGTTCAGGTGGGGAGGGATGGTGGGGCCGACTGATGCCAATATTGCCGTTGCCCGTGATCTCAGCAACGTGGGCCCTCAGAATTTCGGCGTGGGGACCGCGCAGGATAATTATTGGCAGGTTGAGATGACCTTTCAGGCCAATGCAGTGACCGGGGGTTCGCTCGATCTTCAATGGGCGCAGTCGGTCACTGACGTGGCGGCAGCGACGCTTCGCAACGGTTCATGGCTTGAAGTCACGCAGATGAATTAATATGGAAAAGCCTATCATACTTCGCTCCAAGCCCGGGGTCCAACGGGACGGGACGCGGTTTGACTCCGACTCTTATCGGTCGGCTATCTGGACCCGGTTTGATCGTGGTCGCCCGCGTAAGATGGGAGGATACCGTGCAGTTACCTCGAGCCTGCCGGAAGTCGTCTACGGGATGCACGTTTTCGCGCAGAACCTGTTGCAGTACCTACATCTTGGATCCGAATCCCTGCTTACCCAGATTCTTGTCAACAATTCGGGGTCTTTTGCTGGTCTCAATGACCGCACCCCGGCGGGTCTTGTGGCCGATCCCAATAATAACTGGCAGCTTGATGCGTTACCTAATGCGGTCGCCACTACTTCCAGCATCATTGCGCATGCGGCTCCAAATCTGGACGATATCACGGATTCGACTGAAACTCCGATCTTCTACAACCCGGACATTACGGACACCTCCATTCTGGTAGATACGGGACTGGATCCGGTGTCGGGCGGCATCGCGGTGGTGGGTCCTTACCTGTTCTCCTACGGTAATGCGGGATTTGTAGCGTTCACCGCGCCCAATGATCCGACAACTCCGGATGTGCTGGCGCGTGTTACCGCACAAAAGTTTGTGTATGGCCGGTCGATCCGTGGCGGCGGTGCAGGCCCCTCGGCCCTGTTCTGGTCACTGGATTCACTGATTCGCGCTACGTTTACCGGGGTGGTGGACGAGGTTTTTGCGTTTGATACGCTGGCTGAAATCACCATCATGTCGTCGCGCTCGGTCGTGGAATACGACGGCATTCAGTATTGGTGGGGCATCGATCGCCCGATGATGTTTAATGGTATCGTTCAGGAAGTGCCGAATACCTTCAATATCGACTTCTTTCTCGATAACTTCGATTTTGCGCGTCGCCAAGAGGTATTCGGGTTCAAGATCCCGCGATGGGGCGAAATCTGGTGGGTGTTCCCGGTCGGCGACGACTTTCAGGCGGTGATTTACAACGTGCGCCAGCATATCTGGTACGACACGCTGATCCCCGGCAAGGGCCGCACTTCCGGTGTCCATGCTTCGGTCTACGGCAAGCCGTTCATGACCGACAAGAATCTGACCAGCGCGGGGTTCACGCTGTGGCAGCATGAGACCGGCAAGGATCAGGTGAAGGGCACGTCGGTGGAGCCGGTACCCGCATTCTTTGAGACCGCGGACTTCTCGTTGCTCGAATCCGAAGAGCCTGAGAATAATGCGTTGCGGGTCGCGCGCATCGAGCCTGATTTTGTACAGACCGGGGACCTGCAGGTACAGATTGTTGGCAACGCCAACGCCCGCTCGCCCAACGTCTCTTCCGATATCCGCACCTTTCCCGATACCGCTACGGGCGCGGGCGATCAGACGGTGATGTTCAAGACGTCGCGCCGCCAGCTTCGCTTCCGTTTCTCGTCGAATACTCTCGGTGGTGATTTTTTCATGGGGAAGTGTATCGCACAGGTGGAGCCGGTGGAGCAGAGGGTCACCCAATGATTGACCCGAGATTCATGGGTGTGATTGAATGGACGGACATGATGGCGTCGACGTTACCGTTCCCGCCATATAAGTTGATGGATCCTGCCGACTGGCGTAAGTGGGCCCGCAACCTGATTCAGTATCCGCAGATTTCGACTTTCAATCCGCCCGATCCTGAGCAGTTTGAAGACTGGCGCACGTGGGCCGAGCGATTCAACCAGACAGTGGAGCCATAAGATGCCCAAAGAACTCAAGTTCACCAAGGGCTACAATCAGGACGAACTGAATCAGTGGTGGGCCGAGACCGGCCTGCCCGGTCAGGCGCTGACTATCCCCGATTGGTTGAAGGGCAAGACTATTGGCCGCGGTCGGGATTCGTGGGGCATTTACGACATGTCCAACGGCGACTGGAAGAATCGCCAGACAGCCAAGGACATAGGGCCTGAAAAGCAGAAGGAGATGGCGGCCTTCCGCAACAATCTCAGTTCTTTCACTGACCCCTTCCGCAAGCAGACGGGCATTTCAAAGATCGCGGGAACCGTGCTCGACATTGCGGGGATGGCGCTACCCCCTCTCGGCTACATGCGTATGGCTGCCGATGCGGCCAACATGGCCCTGCAGAAGACCCCACAGGAACGGATCGAGAACGCCTTGGCCACCGGCACCTTTACCGGGGGCGGGGCTGGCGTCGCGGGCGCAAGCGCGGGTGCCCCTGTTACTGGTGGTGCCCTGACTCCGGCGGGGGTCGCCCCTCCTTCTTCACCCGCTTTACCGGCCCGCGAGCGCGCGGCGTACACGGGCAACATTCATAGGTACGGTATGGGCCCTGAACACAAGTTTTACCAGACCCCGGGAGCGGCCACCACGGCTGTTGCGCCACCTGACCGGATCCCTGTGCCGCTGGCCGGGGGCGGCTGGCTGGATGCAATAGGCAAGATATTCCCGAAGGCGGCCCCGTGGATCGCCAAGGCCTCCCCCTATGTCGACAAGGCTACGAAAGCCTACAAGCTGGCTAAGACGGCGTATGGGGTTGGAAAGGCCACCGGGCTGATCGGGGGAAAGTCAAGCTCCAAGGGTAAATCTTCTAACAGTATTTTAAATGAGCTAGCTGCCCGTATAGCGGGCGGCAGCGGTGTTGGTGCCCCGGGGACCGTGGGAACGGAGATAAGAGCAATGCCTACTTTCAATCGTCAACAGGTCGCCTATGCCGGGGATCCCCATCGTTATGGCATGGGTCCTGAACACAATTTCTTTGAGAATACACCTGCAGTAGCAGCACCACAGATAGGTGTTGCGCCACCGGTTAGGGTCCCGATGAACTCGGGAGGTGCATTAAATGATGTTCGCACTTTTCATGGGAAAGGATCCGCACACAGCGGCACCATCCCTCAATTCGTATCAGGCGGCACCGCTGCAGGAGGCCGCGAGGACAACATTGATGCTAAATTATCTGAAAACGAGTACGTTATCGACGCGGAGACGGTGGCGTTGCTTGGGGATGGAAGTCCGGAGGCCGGGGCGAAAAAACTCGATACCATGCGTAAGCAAATTCGCTCACACAAGGGAAAAGCCCTCGCCAATGGGAAAATCTCACCGAATGCCAAGGATAGTCCTCTTGCGTATCTAGCCAAGGGCGGTAAGGTTGGCACGTTGAGTAAAGCCGGTAAGGCTTATGGGAAATCTGTCCAGAAGGTCATAGATGCGGGCGAGTTCGAGTTTAAGAAGGACACCGAGGTCCATTTCTTGAATCGTAAGACCATGTCTTTAAATTCGATGCTCGTATCGGCTAAGTCAAAGGACGAGGCTCGGCAGTTGGTCAAGGATAAGCACGGGGACGTAGAGATTCTCGCATTCTCTCACCCCGGGGTTCTCGACGAGGTTATGGCAAAGCATCCCGATCTGAATGAGACCGGGCGGGCGAACCTCGCAGCACGTAAGGCTAAAAAGAAATTTGCCAAGGGCGGAGGGGTCTTGAGTCAAGTGGCCAAGATGATGAAGATGAAGCCGCGAGTTGACCCCAACGCGGGATTGAAAAAGATTCGTGATGATCTCGATAAGGCGTTGGTGCGGCCTCCGCGTCCTATTCCGCACACGCCTACTGCGGAAGAGCTTGAGGCTGATGTTGAACAATTACGTAAAGAAGTGGGCCCACAGGGGGGTAGTACGACGCCCCTTGTACCGAAGAAAGCTAAGGGAGGGAGACTATAATGGGTGTCCTAGACTTTTTGTTCGAGGGCACGCCGCCTGCGTCTGTCACCACTTACGGTGGCAGCACGACGTCGATCCCGAAATGGCTATCGGATTACACGCAGGGCGTCATCGCTCGCGGCAATGCCGTAGCCGGTGAGGGTTATCAGGCCTATGGCGGCCCGCGCATCGCCGACTTTTCGCCCACCCAGCAGCAGGGTTTCGATCTGACGCGACAGAACGTCGGGTCCTATCAACCCGGCATGGATATGGCGCGCAGCTTCGAAGAGCAGGCGGGCAATACGTCGACGCTTGGCGCTGCTCAGCCCTATCTCGATCGCGCGGGGCGTTCGTTCAACGAAGCCCGCGACGAGTACATGAACCCCTACATTGACGACGTGGTCAAGAAGGCCGAGCTTGATGCCCGTCGTAGTTACGATGAGGTGTTCGCCCCCAAGATTCAGAATCAGTTCACGGCTGCTGGCCAGTACGGTTCGACCGCACACATGCGTGAGGCTGCACGGGCTGCGCGAGAACTGACCGAAGGCTTGCAGACGTCGTCGCAGCAGGCACGGGCCGGGGCCTACGATGAAGCGGGCAAGCTGTTCGGGGCCGATGCCACGCGTCAGGCGGGCTTGGGCGAAACGGCGGGTCAGCTGTCAATAGCTGATGCAGGTATCAAGAGTCAGGCTGGCCGGGATCTGTCGGCGCTGGCTCAACAGCAACATGAATTGGGGGCCGCAGATGCGACCGCTATAGGGGCTGTGGGCCAGCAGGAACGGGCCCTTGATCAGGCGAATCTTGATCTTGCTCATAAGGATTTTGAAGAGCAGCGTGACTATCCACGTGAACAGGTTGACTGGATGAGCAATCTAGTCAAGAACGTGCCATATGATCAATCAACGACCCACACCAATACTGGACCCATGGCCAACCTTGATTACGGGCCGTCCGGGGGCGAGTCGATCGCAAGCCTATTGGCTACTATTAAAGGCATGGGCACTGGTGCTAACGGTGATTTTGCTTGGGGCAATATTCTGGGTGGGGGTGGGGGCGGCACTCATGTGGATCCTTCAAGCATTCCAAACAATTTTCCAGATCTTCCCGGTCAAGCCCCTCCAATAGATATTCCCATGTCCCACGGGGGTTATGTTTATGCTGATGGGGGTCGGGTGGACACTGGCGCGATTGACGAGATGCTGGCACAGTTGCGCGCCCGCAGCAGCATGCCGCCGCGTCCACTAGGTCTGAATGAACTGGCCGAGTTTGCCCGGGGCGGCAGGGCACGGCGTCCGCAATATCGCGCAGGGGGCTACTAAAATGGAAGACGAAGAATACGGCGACGGCCAGCCGGACGCGACGGCAGACCCCATGCAGGAGGGCGCAGGTCCACTGGCCGTGCTTGCGACTCTCGGCAGTAATTACACCTCGAAAGAGGCTCACGATCTGTCGAAGACAGCTTATGAGCAGCTGCAGAAGGAGCGGACTGACATAACGCTCGAAGAAGATGAAGTCTCCGAGGACATGAAACGGACGGCGGAGGAAGCCAAGGCACAGTTACGGCAGGCCCGCGACCGGCTGCTGGCCCGCAAAGCCGACGAGTCCGAGAAGTGGTTCAAGCTGGCGGAGGGCCTAGGCAAACCCACCAAGACCGGGACCTTCGGTGAAGTTGTTGGTAATGTTGCCCACGGGCAGGATGAATACCGGGCCGATCGCCAGAAATTCCTTGACGATCAGGAGACCGGGGCGCTGGGCTACGGGCAGGATATCGCCAAGATCGACGCGGGGCTACAGGAGCGCCGCCGGTTGATTGCCAAGGTGCGGCGCGAATCCAACGCACGGCTCCTTGAGCAGACAATGAAGAACTTCGCCAAGGAAGTACGCCCCGGGGGCGGCGGCGGTAGTAACTCTATGTCGCCCTTTGGCAAGATTGCGAAGGACTTGGGCTACATGCCGGGGACCGTTGAATTCGCGAAGAAAGTCGACGAACTGGAAAAGGCCGACGCCCGCAACAAGTCAGCTACCGCAGGCACCGACGCCCCGGGAGAGACGGCGGAAGATGCCGAGAACTTGCAAGCGGTGGCCATGGACCGGGGTGTGCCGATTGCAGTCATCGACCCCTACCGAGGCATGAGCACCAAACAGAAAAACGCGGCCATGCCCATCGAGCAACGGAATATAGAGCAGCGTCTCGGGGACATGGCCAAGGCGCAATCGGACGCTCGCGATGGCATTACCAAGATGAACCGGTTTATGAAACTGAATGAGCGGGTTGATTCTGGAGCTTTCAAGGGTCGACTGCCCGCTCTTACTGCAGCTGAGCAGGAAATGGATGCGATCACGGCGGAGGTATCGCGCAAGATGAAGCAGCCGGGTGAAGGCTCGGTGTCCGACTTCGATGCCCGGATGTTTATCAACGCGACCGTGGCCCGCACCAAGGGCTACGGGGCTAACAAGAACATCGCCGAAGCCTACAAGATCATGCGTCGTAACGAAATCGACCGGATCTCCTTCCTGCAGGATTTCGCCGCCGTCAATGGCCATTTGCGTGGAGCCGATGCCGAATGGCGCGATTACATCGAGTCCAATCCGATCTTCATCCCCCATCCGACTAAACCCGGCGTGATCGTGGTCAATACCAAGCGCCCGACCTACAAGGATTACTTCCGCAGCAAGATCAAGAGCAGTCGGGATGAAGCTGCTGCAGCGGATGAAAACGCTGTCGACCCCAGTGTTCTATCGGCCGACGACAACCTGCCGGGGCACTTCCCGGGTGAGGATATCCCCGCCAAAGCGGGTGGTGGTCGTGTTTACGCCAAGGGAGGGCCGGTGGAAGACGAGGTGCCGGAAGAGTTGGCCGATATCGTCGCGGGGCAAGAGGGCGCCGAGGAACTCCCCGACGTCGAGGTGCACCCTGACGATGAACTTCGCAACGCCCTGTACGCTGCGCTTCAAGGCATCACTGGCGGCACCGCTGATGAAATCCGGTCTACCGTGGACCCTAAGGGGGCCGCCGAGGATAGGGCGGGGTATTCGAAATACTATGAACAGCACCCGTACGAGAAAGCTGCGGCGTTTGCGGCGGGTATGGCTCCTATTGCGGCCCTCGCTCCTGCCGGGGGCTTGGCGAACGCGGCGCTGCTCGGGGTTCTGTCCGGGGCGGAAACCGGGGCGGCTGGCGCGGGTGAAGGCGAACGTGGTAAGGAAGCACTGGTGGGCGGCCTCGAAGGCGCGGTTGTTGCCCCTGCCGCCATGCTCGGCACCCGCTACGTCTACAATCAGGCCGGTCGGCTATATGATAAGGTGACCGGGAAGGCGCTGTCGTCGGCAGAAGAAAAGCTGGTTCTGGCGGCCAACAAGGATAACATCGACCTGTCACAGGTGGCTTCGGACCTTCGGGCGTCCGACCGAATGGGGGTCCCGGAGGGGGTCGCGGACGCGGGGGGCCGACGGACTCGGGCGCTCATTGAGAGGGCGGCCACCCGGGGCGGCCCCGAATCGGAGCGGTTCTTGGAAGAGGAGGCGGCGAAGCAGGGCAAGTCCTACTCGCGGGTCGAGGACCAGATCCATAAAGGCATGGCTCCGTCGGAATACTTCGGGGAGTTCGAGAAGCTCAACAAGGAGCTTTATACGGCATCCAAGCCGCTGTATAACGCGGCCTACAAGAAGAATCCCGGCGTCAAGTCAAATGAGTTCATGAAGCTGATGGATACCAAGGATGGCAAGCGGGCCTTCGACATGGCCAAGCGCCTGATGGATCTCGATGGCAAGCCGATCGGGAAGGCTAACATCGCGGGCATCGTGCAGAAGCCGTCATTGGAATTCTTGGACTACTACAAGCGCGGTCTCGACCAGCTGATCAAGACTGAGGAGGCTGCCGGTCCTACCACGCTCGGACACTCGCTGCGACAGGCGAGGAACCGATTACGTGATGAACTGGATAATGCCGTCCCCGACTACAAGAAAGCCCGCGAGCAGTATGCCGGCGATCTTGAAATGCGTGACGCTTTGAAGATGGGCCGCGAAGACTTCGCCTCCATGCAGCCCGAGGAAATCCGCAAGAAGGTAGCAGGGATGACGTGGGCTGAAAAGGACGTGTTCAAGTCCGGTGTGTCGCAGCATTTGTTCGAGATTCTCGGCAAGCCGACAACCGACTTCAACGCCGCGCAGCGCATCTTGGGGTCCGAATCGATGCGCGCCAAGCTTGAGGCAACGTTCGACGATCCCAAGAAGTGGAAGATCTTCGAGGCGGCTATGGATAAGGAAGCCGCGATGTACGACCGCACCCGGAAGATGACAAGCCGGGTCGAGGGTAAAAAAGCACAGGCCCTTGGCAAGGAAGAGTCGATCCTGTCCGGGGCGCTCGATCAGGGCATGTCGAATGTTCCCGGCATGGGAGGTATCTCGTGGACCAACCGAGTCTATAACTGGCTGAGGTTCCCGATGCCGATGAGCGAGGCAACCGCGGACGGCATTCTGAAAGCCATTAACCGGGGCGACGTGCGGGTGTTTGACGAAACCATGAAGCGGTTGGCGCAGGGTCAGTCACGACTCAAGATTCGTGGTAAGCGGGCTGGAAAGCTCGGGGCCATTGCAGCGGTATTGGGGGCGGCCATGAGTCAACCCACGCCCCGGGGTGAACCCCCGCCGAAGGCGGGTCCTGTAGTGGAGGGTCAATAAATGGCTGGCGTACCCGGACAAACCCCCGAACAGCGGTACGCCGCTGCGTTAGCCAATGCAGGGCCGGGGGGCACGGTTGAAAAGACCCAGAACGGCGGCACCACCTACTACAAAGGTATTCCAGCGGACCGGGATCCGAGCAGGTCAAACTTGGGTGCTTTAGGCCAGCTGACAGAAATGATACCGGGGCACCACCTGTCCAACGTGGTGTATGGGATCGTCCGTAACTGGTATGGAATTGATGACAAGGGTAATCCCACTTTTGGCGACGAAACCCCCGGGTTTGTGCTAGGTACCAAAGGCTTCCTCGGGGAGCTTCCAGCTTTGGCTGGCCGGTTCATGTCCAACACGATGGCTAAAGCCTTTACGGGCGATGAAGACATAGTTGATGAACCCGGATACCGGAAAGCAGCTGACGAGGTATTCACCCCTCCCGAGTGGGCTACGGAAGCTTCTGCGAAGCCAGCACTTATCAATAACGCCGTGCGCGAGGACATGAACATCCCCGAGCCTATGGGCTTTTTTCCCAACATGGAGGCGGGGGCCGGGGACGCCTTATCCCAATTCATGGTGCCGGGAGGTTGGGCAAAGGCGGGGAAATACCTGACTAAGGCGGGGGCGGGGGCCTTGGATTTGCTCACCCCGGTTATCGAACCCTCCCTCAAGGGGGTACTAGCAAATTCTGCTTTGGTCGGGGGTCTCGGGGCCTATGAAGACTACGTCCTAACCCCCGCACAGGAAGAGGAGGAAAGGAAGGCTCAGGAACAGTGGGATTTGGAAAATACCCCCGAGGGCTGGGGAGTTTTGAAGCCTGAGGATGGCTACGTCGAGCGACCCGGCCCCGACTTCATCTACGACGATTCAAGGCCCGATTACGTTACTCAGGATCCGGAAGACGAGGAGGAACCTCAGGTAGCCCAGAACCACGCTAAGGGCGGCAAAGTATTCCTTTTCGGGGAGGGGGTGAAAAAGTTTCGACCGGCTAAGAAGCAGGTGCTCAGGAAACCGAGTGAAGCCTATCCCGGAGCGTTGTATGACGAATCTTTGAAACCTCTTGTTGTTGGCCCCGGTCAAAATAGAATTAAAGCAGATATGTTAAGAGCAGACCGTCTAAGTCAGAAATGGGGGTACACTGATGATGCGGTTGGGTCAAAGAAAGCAGCCAAATTTGCTAAGGACCGGATTAAGTCCGCCATAGACGAGGGGAGGGATCAAAACCCCCTTGCCGTGTATGAAGATGGCGGCCCGGTTCAGCACTTCGCCAAGGGCGGCAAAATTCAAAACTTGCTTGACTCCTATATGAAGCAGCATGGCGATGGCGTATACATCGGCAATAATAAGAAATATCTAGAATACGTCCGCAAGCACCTCAAGTCGGTGCCGCAGGAACCTGAACATTTGCATATGCTTGAAGACTACGCTGAGGCTCCATGGGGCTGGAGTCCGAGTGAGCAGCACGCCTTGAAACAGATCGTGAATGAACACGCTGTGCCGCTACCACCCGACCTGCCGCTGTATCGGGGAGTGTCCGGCCTTGGGGCCAATATGATAGCGGATTGGGCAGATCCTCAAAGGAATTTCGAAATTGACTGGAAAGGCCTGATGAACAAGTCGGTCAATACGTCAACGTTGCCCGTACTGCCCGTCACCAACAATTTGGGTATGGCGACAGATTTTGCCTCAATGCTGGGGGATCATCCGACCAACGCTGTCTTAAAACTCAACCGCAAAAAGCCCATACGGGGGTTTCCCCTGATGCAGAGTGGGCAGGACGAGTGGGTGCTGACTCGGCCAGATTCGACGGTGGTGAAGGGTGTAAAAAAACCTACTAATACATCCCACGATCTTTGGGACGTCGATATCGACTATGACCAGCTAGCCGATGGCGGCCCGGTTCAGCACTTCGCCAAGGCTGGTAAAGTCGGCAAATTGCTGTCGGACTGGGCCAGTTCGAACCTGACCATAGGGGACGCAGGTAAGTATCGTCTCGCTCAGAAAGTGGGCTTCAACCCCCGCATGAGGCCCTCGGAATACAACCTGTTGGAGTATCAGGCGGACGTTGGCAGCCCCCACCTATCACAGTCGGAATATGACGAGTGGTTAGACATTCTTCATAGGTACGCAGTCCCGGTCCCGGACAGCGTTGCTGGTGATATTACCACGTGGCGTGGGGTGCGTTTACCGAAAAACGCGACGATTGACGATTACCTCAAGACCACCACTGGTGAGCACCCGGCCTACACCGATTTGACCGAGGAAGGTACCCACGGTTACGCGTTACATCCCGCGGCCCGGCACATGTCCCCCACGGAATACGCAGATATCGTCGTAACGGGGCACCCCAACATCTTAAAGATTAAGCCGGAACCGGGGGTCAATATTTTTCCCAATGTCCCGGGCATCGCAAATGAGGTTATCTACCCCCCGGGCCACAAAATGACCCGAACGTCCGACCCTTGGGACAAACTGATTGGAGACAGATTTTTCGGTTTCAACTGGGGCAACCCGGACGTGCCCGCCAAAGCTGCGGAAGTTTTGATTTCTAAACGGCGGAGGCCGCCGCGTCGTACCAACATGCAGGAAGGAGGTTCTGTGAAAGATCATTGTGAGGGTGGCATGGCTACCATAAGCTCCATGAAGCGTAAATACGCGGCGGGTGGCCAGACGAAAGGCGGCGATCCGGTGCAGGCGATCACCGACGCCTTGGCCCACCTCGATCAGGGCGATTCAAGCGCTGCCCTCCAAGCGCTGCAGCGTTCGCCACAGGCGATGCAAGACCCGGGGATCCAAGCGGCTCTCGGCAACATGCAAAAGTTCGCCAAAGGTGGGAAGCTTTCGGCCCTAAAAACCTACATGGTAAGTTACTCCTTGAAGTCTCAACCGGGGGGCGGAGGGGCCCGCATAGTCCGGGCAATATCTCCCAAGGACGCGAGAGTAAGGCTGGAGGCACAGAATTCTGACCACAAGGTTCTTGGTGTCGATCCTTGGTTCAATAGCGCCAAATCGAAAGCAATGGATAAGGCCGAGAGGATCGACCCAGTGAAACTGGCTAAGGGCGGTAAGGTTAACCAGATCGCCAACATTGCGCGGATGGCTTTGAAGAAGGGAGTCACCCGGAACGTAACCGACTACAGCGACACAGACGTGAATCGCTTGCTCAAGGCCCTGCGCAGCCGTAAACCTGAAAGCGGAGCGGCGAGACGTATTGAGCGCCACCACCAGATCGCGGGGGATTTACTCGATGACATGTACGAAGGTGCGGAAGGCTCCGTCGACAACTGGGAAGCGGCCCGTGGGGAACTCAAAACCCTGCACGGGGCAATGGACCGGGTGGCCAAGGTAGGGAAGAAGGTTCCGAAAGCCAAGGGCGGCTCCGTCCCGGGCTATGCTAAAGCCGGAAGGGTGCTGTTGACAGCCGCTGGCAAGCCCAAGACGTGGTATCACGTTTCAAGTGCTTCTCCCGAGGTGGTGACCACCAAACTGAAAGCCGCCACTCCGACAGCCGCCAAGAACGAAATCGAGAAACAGTTGTTGAAGAACAGCCGCGATTTCCGGCCTGCCGATCGGGCCGACAAGGTCCTGACCAGCAGCCCGACCCATAAGGAATACAGACTCCCCGGCGATCGTCGATTCCGCTGGACCATTACCAGCGACAAGAAGAAAGCCGAGGAGGCTGCGAAGCGTTATGATTCTCCCGGTCACTCGGACGATGACTTATATGATGATTAAGCCGGTGCCAGCAATTCACGGATCGCCGGCATTCCAGAGGCCACCCAGCCCGGGGAATCCCCCGTGATGCTGCCTAGAAAATATTCCAGCCAGTCGCGCGCCCGCCCCCAATCGTAACGGGGGTGGGCTTTCTCCGCCTGCAACAGGCGAGACCGAATCAACCGCAAACCCTCGACCAGTGCATATTGCGCCCGCAACGTGTACCCGTGGGTCTTGTTGTACAGCACCTCTTCCAGTTTGTCCGCGATCTTGACCACGTCGTAGGGGTAGGAGCCTTTCATCCCGCGTCGACGCGACACAAACGACGGCAGCCGGTTGATCATCAGGTTGTCAAGGGCCTCGTGCGTGACCCCGGGGGCCAGCTTTTCTATTTCGGCTTTAAATGGTGTGGGCATGTCGCCGGTTTCGATTTCGTCCATGTCGTGGTCAATTGCCCACAGCATCAATGACTCGCGGTCAAACTTGTTGTGGCTGACGTCGTTCTGCATGTACTCATAGAGCGAAATGCTCAGGATCAGGACGTTGAATGAATGTTCCGCGACGTTCTGCCTGCGGCGCATGTCAATGATCGTCCAGCGTGGAATCCCGGCCAGTTGCAGCCGGTAGCCGGTCTCGGCCAGTAGTTGTACTTCATCGGAAGTCATTTCTTGTTACCTCTCGTCCACCTTTTGATCCAGCGTTTCCGGCCCCGGACCCGCTTGATCGAAACCCGCAGGGCGTCCACGAGCGGCATCGGCTCCTGACTGGTCGACGGTTTGGGTAATGACGACATGATTGAAGAACCCGGTTTCATTATCTTTCACCCACATGCGATGGTTGTTGATTTGCATCTTGTGCGCAATGGCCTTCTTGAGATCGACATTCCAGATCACTGACAGGTCGAGCAGCAGGATGAAGCAGTCGGCCAGTTCGTCGCCGATCTTGCTGGTGCCCCGCGTTTTCAGGTGCGTGAGCAGTTCAGGGATTTCCTCCATGTTGAGCTTGAGCAGGGACGCCTTGGGGGACCGCCCCGGGAAGGTGCGGTCGGCCCAATCACTGATGGCAATCGAGGCTTCCTCCATCGAGTCCCAGTTAACAGATTCTTCTTCCGTCATCGTCGTCTCCTATTCTTTGAATGCGTTTTGTTTGACGCCATAACCCGGGGCCATTTCGAAGGTGTCCGCCAGATCCGGCCCGTAGCTCACGGTCTCCACGTTGACCCCGTGCCCCGCTTTATCGGTCGCTTCACGGATGGCGCGGATCATGTTGCGAACCCGGGGACCCATCTCCCCCACTTCATCCTTGTTGAACACCGGCTTGTCCTCAAGGTAGTCGCAGAAGGTGAGCGCTAGTTGGGTGGGCCGGACGATGCGCACCGCTTGGCGAATCTGTTCATAAGAAAACGAGAACACGCGGCGTGGGAGTTTTGTCACGGTCGTGAGTTCAGGCTCCCGACCTAAATCTTTCTGCCAGTCGAGTTCTACCTGATCTTCATAAATGCCCCCGGAGGTGTATTTCTGCCCATGCTCCCCCATGCGGTTAGCCACTCTTATCGGATAAGTGCGGAGCACCCCGATTATTGCCATCTGCTCTTGCGGGCCAGCAGGGTAAGGGATTCGGCAGTCGGCCAAGGTCTGCACGGTGGACACGTCGCGGGAGGTGCAATAGGGGTAGAACTGCCCGTGGATTCCGAGGCTGAACCCCTGCGCGCCCTCGATCAGCATGCGCTCACTGTCGTCGACCGCTTTGTCGTACTTGTCCTCATTGAACGACACGAACAGTTCAACTTTCTCCGCGGCCTCCAGCAGTTCATCCCGCAGGCTGACCAACACGCCCCCGACGGTGGCTATTTCCACCCGCCGCATCTTGTCGTAGACCGCTTCCATGGTGCCCTTCATCGTGGAGCCGATGCGCAGCAACGTGGACGCTTCCTTCTCGGCATTGCCGGGTTTCAGGTATGCCGCCTGCGGGTGGATCAGGATGCGTTTACCGCGAAGCCGCTCCCCGGCTTCGAGCACCTCCGCTGTCAGCTTCTTGAAGTCGACCACTGACCCCGGCCCGATCAAAACGGTGTGGACGTCGGGGTACAGGGAGCCGGTCGCGAGCATGCTGGACACGAACTTGAAGTCCCCGTCCCGGACCGTGTGCCCCGCGTTTGGACCCCACGCGGTGACGGTAGTGTCCGGCTTCCAGTCTTTCGCGACCCCCGCTGCAATGGACCCCTTGGCTTCGGACCCGAATTGCAGGCCCTGAATCATGACAATCTTTTGCATATCGTCTCCCTATATAAAGAATCGTTTGCGTTTGGGCTTGTCCGGCTCGTCTTCCGGCCCTTCCTCGACGACCGGCTCCTTCACCGGCTGCGTCACAGGGTGGTCGGCAATGGGCCGACACCTAACGCTGCCAATCCGCCACTTCTTGCCGGGTAAGTGCATCTGCGCGTCCGGGGCCGGACCAATCTCGGCACTGGTCTTGCCGCAGACCTTGCACTTTCCAGCTTCGTTGTCCCACTCATGATAATACCAATAACTACTCATTTCGATGCCTCCCTCAAAACCTGCCCATTCGGGCATATGCAAAAGTTAATTCGGCCCACCTCCACTCCCGCCGCAGACTTTACCCCGGTCGTGTCGATGCGACCTGAGTTGCCACATAAGGTGCACAGGTCGTGGAGATAGTGCCTGAGCCAATACTCGGTAATCGGGTTGTCTAAATACTTAGGCCTGCAAGACGTCATTTACTTGCCTCCCACCAGTTAGGGCCGATTCCAAAATCGGCCAAAATAGGTATGCGGTACGACAGGGGCGTTATGTCTCCATCAAACCGCTCTAAAATGTGTTTAATCTCGCCGTCGATCTTGGGGTTCCGTCCCTCTCGTAAACTTATGTCATATTCGTCGTGGACCACCACCATCAGGCGCATCATATCACGCGGGAGGCTCCGCTGGTATTCCCCCAGTTCGACGATTTTGACCTTCATGGACTCCGCCGCCTGAGATTGAAATAACAATCCAGCGGCCTTGTACGCCATGTTACGGTTGGGGAAGCGGATCCGGCGTCCAAGCTGGGTCGTTATGTAGCCCCGGTCGCGGGCGATCGACGCTACTTTCTTTTTCAGTTTTTCCGCCCCGGGGATGTTCTTATGGTACTTGGAGAACAGACCCTGCGCCTCCTCCCCCGCCTCAAAGTACAGTTCGATCTTTTTGCCGCAGGTGGGGCAGGGGGACACAGCCACGCTGGCCCCGTGCATGCCGCAGTCTTCATTGCGGCACGAACCCCGCATGCTGTACGGCAGCATCATTTCCTTGGCCATGCGCCCCGCCGACATGCCAAAGATCAGGCCGAGATTCATTTGTTTCGCATTCGCCCCTCCTGTCTTCTGATCACGATCGCGTGGCAGTCCAGTAATGTCCGAAGTGACCCGGTGAAAGTCAGCCCTCGGGTTTCCTGCAAAGATTGCATTGATTTTAGGGTCATTGACGTAATGACCAAAGATACGGAAGTCTTTTTGCGCCCAGTCGTAACAAGTCCACACACAGCCATCATCGGGGATAAAGCAGGACCGGACAATCGCAGCCATTTTCTTGTTGCGTTTATGGATCTGCTGGAGCGCAGGTTCAGTGATAGAGAAGCGACCAGTGTAGGTCCCGTCGCCTTCTTCGGTTTTCGTTTGATTGATGCTGGCATGCACGAGCCCTTTATGCGACATGGTGAGAATGTATTTATCAATGAACGTGTCCTTGGCCTTCATCATGGAGCGCAGGTCCGCGATCACGGTGGCCTCAGGCAGGGTGCATTGGTACAGCTTCTCGGTCTTCAAGCTCCCGGTCTTGCCAGACTCGGTCGGCTCCAGCTTGACCATGTCCTTTGTCCACCAGATCCCGTTGGCGTCCTGATGCACCCCCAGCAGCTTCTTCACCTGAATGTGGGAGTTGACATTGAACCCCTTAATCTTGGTCATCCGGTCAATGACACGCTGCAATCGCCTGACTTCCTTCCCGAGGTGCTCGCTGGCCTGTTCCGCGGCAGGGATGTTGACCGGCACCCCGCCCGCCTCCATGTCAACAACCTCGCGCATCAGCGCCTGTTCCAGCGCCGCGATCCGCTGCAGGTCTTCCTTGTCAATCAGCGGCTCCTGCTTCTCATGTATCTGCAGGGCATTGAGTGAGTCCACGTTCGCGTAGCGCGCGACGAGGGGCGTAGGGGCCCGCTTAAGGTTGAGAATCTGCGTGTCCTTATCGGGAGCACCTCCGAAAAGTCGCGCCAGTTCCCCCCAGATCTCTTCCTTGCCTCTTCCAAGGTACTTACGGCTAAGTCGATCGAGGCTATACTCGTATTGATCCTCGTCGAGGATTGTTTCTCGTATGAGGGTACAGTGGATACGGCGCGGATCGAGTATGATCTTACTTCCCCGCAGCATGTGAATGTCAAATTTACTGTGGTGGTTTGTGATGCGGCGAAGTCTTGGGATAACGTCACGAGCCCACCTAAGCACCCCTGCCTCCCGCACGTCACCGTAAAAGGACCGATAGGCTCCGTCATCATTCCTCCACGACAGGGAAATACCGAAGATTTTGTCGCCCTTCCACCATTCAAGCCCGGTGGTCTCGGTGTCGCAGGCCACCAGATCCCGGCTGAGGAGTAACTCAGTATTCGGGAAGGTCGTAGCCATTCTCGCCTTCGTAAACGTATAGGTTGTGGCGGGCGCGGGTGACGCCCACATAGAACAGGCGGTGCACCGCGTCCGGATCCGTGAAATGATAGTCCAGCGCCGCTTGCGACTGGTCCAACATCAGGTGCACGTCGTCAGCTTCCATACCCTTTGCACCGTGGATTGTTGAGATCCTTATAACGGGGGGTCGCGTCCAGTCGACGCGTGCGTAATAGTCCCCAACAAGCCATTCATTGCCCCCGAAATTAACAACAGAGTGGTCGCCGCGTCGAATCTTGCTGATAACTGGTTCGAGACCCGCCGAATTAAAGAGGTCAATTCCTCGCTCGTTAAGTCCTTTTCGAATGGTATTAGCGTCTGGAGTGTTTCCCAGCGCCGAGTAGACGGCTTTGGCCCCTTTGGACTGGAGGGGGGCTGGAAATCCTCCGGTGGCGGTGAAAGGAATTCCTGCGTCGATAAGCTCTGACTCGATTTCTTTCCTGACAAACTTATCGTTATAGAGAATGAGCGTGTCTCGTCTCGTTTCCATGAGGCCGTCCGTATCAAAGCTTCCAAAGCCTGATATGGTTCCGTCTTGATCGGTTGGTTCATATTTCTTCTCCACTCGTTGTGACATTCGTGCTGCTATCTTCTGCGCCAGCGCGTGGGGTATTCGAGGAACTCGGTGTGACTGCGTCAACACCCGCTGTTTAGCTTTGTGATCCTCCGCAAACTGAATCATGCCGTGGGGGTCGGCCCCCGCGTACGAGTATAAACATTGATCGTCATCGCCGGCAATCACGATCGAACAAGTGGGGTTGAGCTTGATGAACCACTTGACCACTTTCCAGTGGAGCGGCGTCATGTCCTGCGCTTCATCGATCAGGAGTAGCCCGTGCCCCGACGACGTTTTGGTTTGCAGGTACCTGAGCAGCATGTCATCAAAATCCATGAAGCCGTTGGACATTTTCCACTGGCGGTAGCTGCGCTCGAACGACTCGAAGTGGTGCCGGGTGCCGGGGGACCCCAGCTGCTCGTAAGCCTCCATCAGCGGCTTGCCGGTGCACGCGGAATAGGACATGACTTCCTGATATTGCCGCCCCTGCCCGCCGTCCTCGGAATCCAGCCCAAACTCGTCGAAGATTTCAACCAGCTTGGCGTCGTCCACGGTCTGTGCCCGCGACAACTTCAACTGCTTGAAACAGAACGAATGCAGGGTCGAGGTATCAATGCGCGGGCTGATTCCGACGCGTTCCAGCGCGGTTTGGGCCGCAGCCCGGGTGTGGGACGTGAACAGCACGCGACCAGTGCGCGCTGACAGGTACGCAGCGGTAATGCTGGCAAGTTCATGCGTCTTACCACAACCCGGGGGCCCAAAAATCACCGTCCGCTTCATTTGCGGTCGCAGACGCCACGTACGGCCCACATGATAACCGTCTGCAGGTCGGTGGCCGCGATCGCGAGGCTGCGGTTAGCGAACCGTTCCTCATTGGGGTTGGTGCCGCCCGCCTCATGCAGCAGGACGTACAACTCCAGACCCGCGTCCCGGATGCGCTGGATCAGTTCCTCATGCTTGTGGTTGATCGGGAGCTTCTGGTGCCCCATCGCGTTCGTGTAGACCACGTTGGTGGGCGCGGGTTGCCCGCCCGGCATCACGATCTTGACCGGTTCGGGTTTTTCGCCCGGTTTGAGTTCGGTCATACCCCGCCCTCCAACTCCTTGTAGTGGGCCGCCATCATGTTGTCAGCCAGCCGGAAGCCCAAGAAGCTCCAGATTGCGTCCTCGGCCCGTTTGTAGGCGATCTGCTCCCCGATTTCCTTGTTGTACTCGGCGGGATCGACGCAGGCCGACTGACCCGTGACCGTGAAGCCGTTCTTGAGCTTGATCAGGCAGACCGTGACCGTGCTATCGCCAAGTCTGTGATAGGACACGTCATAAATCTCGTCCATCACCTGTTGCATCGAGACTTTCATTGACCTTTCCTCATTTTTTGTATCAAGTGGTCCTGTGCAAAAATGTACAGGCATAGCTCTTCTTCGCGCCGGATCCCACAGCGCCACGATCCCGTGATTATTGAGTTGTCTTCGCCAATCTCCCTCGTAAGAATGATTACTGACGTGGGGGCATCGGCCCCGGTCTCGATTGCGTATACCGCGGCACGCAACAAATCAACAGGCTTGACGTCGGTGTTATCCGACTTCTTGCTGACCCGGAGCGATGCTAACTTTTCGACGTCTGTGTATGCCATGTTGTCCTCAAAGGGTGGGCCGAGGGGGTGGAGTCAAACCACCAGCCGGAGAGACAGTCCTATGCACCCCGGCCCACGTTCTTAGTACTCGCTCTTTCCCTTGGTCTCGCTCTCGTCCCCTTCCTGCGTGGTGTCGACCTTGTACTTCAAGGCCCCCGACGTGACCGACTTGTAGATTTCCTCGGCCTGATGGTACGCGTCTTCTTCCGGGAAGCCCGCCGCCATCACGCTGAAGTTTTTGTAGTCGTCGCCGTTGTTGTTCTGCTCGTCGGCGGTGATCAACCGGTAGACCCGTGAAAAGCGGTCCCCGCCATTGAGCCGGATCAGCGAATTCCAATTTTTGCTGACCTTCAACTTGGTCCGGGACATTGACACCATCGCCATCTTCGACTCGTCGGTGGCCCCATCCTCGTCGACCACCAACACCAACTGCTGGCCCGTTTCCATGGCCTGCAGGTGCTCGGCGTCCCGCTCACCGGCAATGCGGGCGTTGGCCTCGTCGATGCTGTCGAAGGAACCCCGGAAGCCCCCGCCCTCTTTGCGGTCCTTCCACACGAGGTACTCTTTCTTGTACGTGATCGGGATGACCAGCACGCCGGTGTCGGCCTTGTACAGTTCGCGCGTGATGGTGTTGAACACGTCGCCCATCTCGGCCCCTTCAATGTAGGCGGCGTCGTTCTTCTTGATGCACGGGCTCAGCGCCTGAACAATCTCAAGCCGGGGAATGACCAGATCCGAAGTGCCTACATTCTCGTTGCCACGGGCCGGACCACCCTGCTTGATGTAAGCAGGCATGTTCTCGTCCCGCTTGACAGCCGGTGTCGGTTTGGGTGACGTGACCGCCTTCGAAGCGGGCTTTGCAGCGGCCTTCGGGGCGGGTTTTGTGACAGGTTTGGCAGATGCCATTGATGATCTCCTTTATTTACTGCGAGTGATTGATGCCCGTACGAACGGGGTAACTTCTACGATTTCCGGATTCGGCAATCCCGTGCCATCCTGCTTCTTGCCCTCCTTGATGCGCCCCCGGAAGAAGGCTGTCAAGGTCTGGGCATTGACGGACGGGATTATCATGTCTTCGAGGTCTTGTTCAGTGAGCCAGTCATGCAGGGCGTCCTTGTCCTTGACCGACAGCGACAGGTCATCCTGAATGTTGACGCGCCCCACGTCGTCAACGCCGATGGTGGTGATTTCTTCATCGTCCATCAGGGTGGGCACCGTGGTGAACCGCAGCGTGTTGTAGGCCTCTTCCAGTGGCGTCTTGAGCCGACTGCCAATACTCTCCTTCAACTTGAAAAAGTTATCCATCACCTTGATGGCTGCCACAGCGGTGTTGAGCACGCTTCGGTCCTTGATCGCCTCCACCCTTTCAGTAATGTACGCCTCGATCAGGTTCATGGCCCGCTGCACGTCATCGGGGTGGACCTTGAAGTTGGTCTTTTTAGGGGCGGGGGCTGCGGGCTTCGCCACAGGCTTGACCGGCTTGGCCGCCGTTTTCGTTTTTGCTGCCATCAGAGCACCAGTATGTAGTGGAGATAACGTTGAGTTTTGGCGTCCCATCCCAAGATGTTGTGGGTCGGCCCCTTTTCCTTGAGAACTGCGCCCACCGCTACGAGTTTGGCGGGTGCCCCGGTCGGCACCACGTAATCCAGCCCCGGGACGTATTGGTTGAGTTCCCTTCGGATCTGCTGCATGATCTTCGAATTCCAAGTCGTCCCCGCCCCCGGGGAGTCCGGTGCAAGCTTCTGAACCTCCATAAAGATGGGGTCCCCGAAAACCTGCGCGGGAGAATAGTCGAAGGGCTGCTGCTCCACGACGTACACCCTAGGTTTAGTTTGAACTTCATCCTGCATGTTATAGATATCCTTTATAGAATCGAGATCGACTCGCTCATTTTATCACGGCGCGGCTCTCGGGTCCAGTCGTTCCGCCGCTGCACGGTTTTCGCGAATCAGGAGTTCAAGCCGCGCAAGATCATTCCATGCGACCGTTGCCGCCTGCCAAATCAAGTCTTCAACTGGGTCGGTGCCCTCCTCGGTTTCATCCAGCAGGCGGGCCTCGCCGCCCAAAATCGCTTCGTCAATCAGGTGCCGTGCCTGCGCATCCGAGTATCGCAAGTAGCCGTCAATAACGGCCTTCCAGCCCGAGCGCACGTGCCCCGGGGCTTCGGTACCTTTCGCCCCGACCCGCGTTATCATCCTGATTGCGCGCGGAAACTGCATGAGGAACTCTGTGAAGACCGGGGGTTTGCCTTTATCCAGCTTCACTCCCGGGGCACGGCCTATGCCACTTGTCGCGAACCGCACTTCGTCGGCGTTGGGGAAAGCAGCCTCGCCGTCGTTGGTGAAGGTGTAGGCTGGGGCCGCCTTCGCCGTGTCCTGTCTCAATGCCTTTTCGAAATAGTCTGGGCATTTTGTGTTGATACATACCCATAGCTGACCGAGCCCAGCGCTGCCCGCCATCTTGTTGAACAGTTCTTGGCCACACATTCCACACGTCATACTTCACCCATTAGTTGTTCGAGGTATTCCATAACTGCGGCGTCGGTGGGCTGGCCCCCGGCGGCACGTATCTTTTCGCGCACGTAGACGTCCAGATCTTTCTTTTCCAGCATCGATGCGAAGATTGGCACGTCCACGGTCTTGCGGGCAATCATATCAATATACAGGCAAGGCTCTTCCTGCCCGTGGCGGTGGGTCCGGTCTTCTGACTGCAGGCGATCCTCCCCGGATTGAGTATTTGAATAGTAAACCGTGGTGTGGGACCGGGTGAGGGTGAGACCAAGACCACCGGACTGTGCGTTACCAACCAGAAAGTCGTATTTGCCCTCTTGGAAGTCGTCCCGAATGCGGATTCGTTCGTCACCTGTCAAACCTCCCGTGACCCGCACCACCTTGCCGTGATCCGACATGGCCTTCTGCAGGTCGTCTATCTCCTTCAAAAACCGGGCCCAGATAATGACCGGGGACCCGTCGTGTTCGTCAAGCATTTGGTGCAAATCCAAGATCTTCGGGTTCTTGTGGGCGGGGAGGAAGTGCACCTCGTCGCCCTTTTCGCTACGAACTTTGCCTGTAATCGGGTTGACTTTTTTCTTGGGGTCGAGGGAGTAAAAGCCGCCAACCACCTGTTGCAACCGCAGCACCTTCGATAGAGCGTTCTTAATGGTGAGCCCCTCAATCTCGGCTTTACGGATTTTGCGGTAGATTTCTCTTTGTTCATCGGTTAGGTCCACCTCCCGGTGCATGAAAATCTGCTTGGGCAGGGTCTCGTCCTTGCCGCAAGTGTAGGTGTATGGCTCGATCAGCCGCATCAGTTCGTCGACGTTGTCATAGCCCACGATCTCTTTACGCTTGTATCCTCCCATGATGCAGTAACGATTGCGGAAGGGGTAGAAGTCGCCGCAGCCGATGATGTTGGGACTCAGGAAGTTGAATAGGGAATACAGGTCGGTCAGGCGCTTCTTGGCCGGGGTCCCGGTGCCAATGCCCCGGATCACGGCTTTGCGGCCCATTTCCACGACCACCTCGGTGCGGATCGTCTTATGATTAGCAATTCTCGAGGCCTCGTCAATCAGCATCCCCACCTTGTAATTGTCGAACACCGGCATGATGCGCTCCGGGGCGCGGCCCTGCGACAGGCTTTCGATCCCAACCATGATCCACAACAACCGGTCCTGCTTGAGCTTGATCTTGCTGGCGTCAAACTTGGAGTCGGCATAAATGACGTCGGTGGGGATCGACGAATGTTTGGCTAGCTCCCCCTGCTCCCCGCCCCACACCGTGGTTACCGACAGCGGCATGACTGCCACGACCAGCTGAATGCGCTTTTCGTAGAAGTGTGCCGTCATCAGGTCGATGAACGCCTTCGATTTGCCCCGGCCCATTTTCATGAACAGCGCGAACTCGTCGTTCTTGTACGACTTGGCCAGTGCCTCACGCTGAACCTGAAAGGGCTGCAACTTGTGGACATACCACTTGGGAAACTGACGGTCACCTTTCTTGTCCACCGCCAGTTGGCGGATTGTGGCTACCACGCTCTCCTCAAACTGGATGCGTTTGGCAGCGATGGCCTCCTTCAACATCACCATGTTAAGCTTGACCATGGGCACGATGAATACCCGGCGAGCAGGCATCCAGCGCCGCGACGGAAGCTTGAGCAATACCGCTCCTTCCTCCCGCGACGTCGTGGCGCAGATCAGTCTGCGCTTTTCCATATCTACTTGCGTACTGACCATTAATCAGGATCCTCGTCAGAATCCCAGTAGGACATTTCCTCGTCCGCTGACTCTTCCGGCTCCATCGAACAGTTGCCTGCTTCGTAGTTTTCGTAGCTGTCGCCGTCATCAAATAACAATTCAGCCTCTTTGCGGTCCATGCCGGTCACTTCGGTCACGCGGTCCGCGTACCGTCGTTTGTATTCATCGCGGCTGATTTTGGGCGGGATCATTTAGTACTCCTGTTGGAAGATTTTGACTGGGACTTCTTCACTCTCGACATTCTCTTCTGGCACGCACCACACATTCCCGATACGTTTTCCGTCCCCCACACGTATCTTGTCCCGCTTTGCATCCTCCCCCAACACACGGTACAGTATTGTAGGGATCTGGTGTTCCGGGCACGGGAGGGCTTTCTTTTTCCGAAGATACTCAGTAAAGTTGTCCATTCGGAAGGCGTAAAACCAAGTTTCGTTCCCCTTTTCCGGTCTCTTGAGCGTGCCTCCTTCAAAAGTTGGCGCACGATCGATAGAGATAATCGTTGCAACGCCTCTTCTGAGGTCGTCGCGCCTGTCATTTTCGGGACGTTTCTTATCCGTGCGACTGCGCCTGAGGAATTCACAGAGCTTGGAGTAGACTTGGTCTTCGAGCGTTGTTTCATGGCGCGTCTCCACCTTTTTCATGATTTCGCGCAGGTATTGATCCCACTCCGGGTTCTTGATGCGGGGCAGGACTATGTGCAGCTTCTCCCCCACCCGCTGGCGAACTATCTCATAGTTAAAGAGTTCAGGGGTGGTCACCTCGATAACTTTACCTTTTACGGTCAGTACCCAGCGGATGGGGGTCGCAATCACTTTCTGCACGTTCTCGAACAGGGGTATCTCGTTCGCCGCGCTGTCGCCGTCGGTGATGCCAAACTCACGGGTCTTGCAAAGCTCCCGATTGCACATGGTCCGGCACGGCTCTTCCCGGCACTTGTACTGATAATCCTTCTTGTTGACCGAATTGCAGATGATCCGGAATTCACGGTTGTCGAGCGGGGTGGTCATGGCCCCGCGATTGAACTCCCCCGCCTTCTCGCGCCAGCCTTCGGGGAAGGCACGCTTAAGGTATACCGCGGCTTGATACATGGCCGTATTGCGGCTGCCCTCTTCCACCTTCTCATCGAGCATGCGTTGTAGGCAGGGCGGCCCGTTCATGTAGTCATCAATCGCCTGATCAGCAAAATCCTCGATGGTGGTGCGTCGCCCCTCGGCAAGCTCCAAGAAATACTCAAACGTCACCTGCTTGCCGCCGTCGATGGCCCACCGCTCGGTTTTCTCAGCGTCGTAATAGGGCAGGTTGATCCAGTTGCCTAACGGGCGCTCCGCCTCCCCCTTGGGTGGGTCCAGCGTCACTTGCTTGGGAAAGATTTCGCACTGAGGGTGGCCAAGGGCTGCGGCCCACCGGGTGAGCATTGCCCGCACCGTGACCACCGCCGTTGCTTCCTTCAAGAACAGGTAGCAATGGGCCCCGCCCGACTTGCTGCGGCACACGACCAGCGGCAACGAGGACCGTGTCACCTTCTGCTCGATCGCTATTAAATCCACCTCCGCCTTGTTGGGTCCATGAACGTCAATGTCCAGCGCAGCCCACCAGCAAGTAGCGTCGTCGAGGATGGGAACCATCCCGAGACCCAACTCACCTTCCAGATGGGACCGCACGTGTTCATCGGTATATTGAGTCTTTACCGTTGTCATTCGCGTACGTGAATTGGGGTTGAACACGCCGAATGAGCGCGGGTTCCCCCTGTACAGCGTTAAAAACCGGTCAATATCTTCTTGTTCGACGCTCACTGTCCATGGCTCTCGACGATCGCCGCTGCCACCATCGCCAGAGCATCACCTAACCGCATCTTGCGGGGACTGGCTGTTACGGAGGGTTTTTTGGTCACGTCCGTCTTCTTGTGGTAGGCCAGTCTTGAGGGGTAGAGGGGCGGGGCATCCTTGTCAACCCGCAGGCATCCCGCACCATACTTCTTCTGCAACAGAACCGACTCCCGCTTGGCTCCGTTAATTGACTTAAACACACGTGGGGGTTCGATCGGGTCCACGGTTTCGCCGTTCGTGCGGTCCTGCACTGAGCGTACATCTAAGATGACGTTGTTACGTCTCTGGTATCGAACTTTCATGACAGTTATCCTTTATAGAATCGCCCCCGCCGCCGTTAGTCCCAGCGACGAGGGTGAATTGATCGCATCAATGGGTGGGGTTCAGGCCGCCTTTTTCTTCTCCTTTTCAGTACGCGGGCCCTTGCGGTGCATGTTGCCCAGCGCCATGCGCTGCATGCCGACATTCAGGTGCTTGTACTTGGCACGAAGCTCCTTCTCGTCCTGCTTGGTGTCCTTGGCCACGATCTTGTACACATCGTCAAGGGTCTTGCCTTCGAGCTTCTTGGCCGTCGCGTCGCCGTTATTGTACGACACGCCGCCACCGGCAGCCTTCACCTTGTTGTACTTCGACAGGTCCACTTCCTTGCCACCGATGGTACGAACACCGGCCACTTTCGTCGCTTTTGCTTTTGCCTTCGCCACAATCTTCTCCTTCACGGGTTTTGAAGGCTGAACAGCCTTCGGGGTTTTCTGAACTGTGCTGACCGGTGCAGCGGGGGTGGGGGCCGCCTTTACGGCCTTAGTTGCCGTCTTTACGGCTTTTTCCTTTTTCGGTGGAGGGGGGACAGGTTCAGGGGCCGGTTCTTCTGCGGGGGCTTCTTCCTCCGCAGGGGCCGTCTCCACAACCTGAACAGCCGCTTCGGGCGTTTTCATCATTTTGCCCGCATCGGTTATCCACTCAATCACGCCATCCTCTCTGGACACAATCTGATCGGATCTTACTTTTGTTTTCAAGGCCATTATAGATCTCCGTTATAATTCACTGTAGAACTCTTCTAACAACTTCTCCAACGTATCCGCCCACTTGTGTTTGCGGAAATCAGCTATCGTCTTGTAGCTCTTGAAGTCAGAGCCACTACGAATCTCAACGGCACGATCACCGCGTAAGCGCATGACCAGCGTCATTTCACTCAATTTTAAGCGCTCGTTATTGAAGGTGCGCTGTGAGGTACGCAGTTCTTCATCGAGGACTTTTAATTCTGCCCACAGCGTTGTGGGGGGCCAGCCGGGGCGGGCCAAGGTTATGAGTAAGTCAAAGGCCCCGGGGTTATCCGTCTCGCGGATATGAAGTGCCCCGAGGCCCTGTACTTTCAGAGTCTCACGCAGATCGGCATTGAACTCCGCCTCAGATCGCGTGTACGGCTGTACCAACGGTCCGGGTTTCAAATGGGACGAATCCAAGGATCTCCTCCACGCTGTCGCGTGCCGCTTCCTCGGAAACGGCTGCAACAACCAAGCTCCGCCAACCCCGGTCTTCGTCCAACCAGCGGACAAGGATCGCCTTTAACGGGCGAGCCGTGCTGCAAGTGCCGCAATGGACCATGAGTGCCTTCATGGGCGCGATTATAGCACACCTGAGTCTCCCTCTGTCAATGGATTTCGTCCGACTCGATTGCGTCGATCCGGATCCCCCGGTACCGTGGGAGTGTACTAAGCTGGTGTACCACGGCGAGCGCGATCGGGCCTCCCGTGATGGTCACGAAGCCGCCGCTAGCCCGGTTCAAGGGCACCCCTTGGGCGCGCAGCACCACAGCTATAGCGTCTTCGATATCCTTATCGTCGATCGGGTTTTCCTGCCCATCAGCCCCGAATGATACAAACCTAAAACCTTTCAAGTGCCTTCTCCTCAGCGTTACTCATCCCAACCGGATAGGGGCACCGGGGATTGCAGCAGCCGCAGTAACCATAGGGCCCCGCTCGGCGCTGCCCCGTGCGGCAGTAGTAGCAAAACTGCATGCCCGTTTCGGGTCGCATGCCCGGTTTAAGATCCGCCTGATACATTCCCGGCCACACTTCTTTCATGCGGCCTCCTGTGCAGCCACGATCGCCTTGCGCAGGTATGGGTCCAGATCGTCGAGGTTCAGGACCCACTTGACGTAAGAAGAGTCCTTCTTGATCATCTCGTCCAGCGGCATGCCTTTGTAGCCCTTGTTCTTGTCGGGGCCATACTTCCCGAATTGCATGGTCTCGGGCATGCGGCACACTTCCGAGATCTCCCATAACTCATCCCACGACGAGATTGCCCACTCCCGGGCCAGTGCTTTCACTAGCTCCAGCGTGTTGGTTGCGTCGACGTTGGCCTGATGCGCGTTCTTGAGCATGGGGAAAGCTTTGTCAGCCCCCAGCAAATATACAAGTATGGCTCCCAGCTTATGTGAGTCAAGATCCGGCCAAGCCCTTTTCGACATGGCGTAAGTGCACACGCGCCGCACGTTTGGGGGCGAGCCGACAGCTTCCCAATCATAGTCAATCGAGTGACCGATGTACATATCAACATCCGGTAATACAGCGGGGTCCCAATCCGGATATGTGGCCGCGACTTCGTTGGAAATAAAATGCGTCGACATAGCCCCATACTCAATCTCCTTCCCCGGGTTGAAATCACGTTCCCACATTTCACCGACCAAGAAGCTGCGGGGATCGTCGCCTTCAAGCTCGATCATGCACACTTGCACCGGCACGACTGGCTTCACAAAGCCGGTGGTCTCGGTGTCTAACACTACTGGATTCATGAATTATCCCTATAGAAAAGATCGTAAAGTTGGTCAAGGCAATCAGCTACTTCGATCGCCTCGTCGTGGTTAAGCTTCACCTCACCGGGTCCCGGCGTGTGCGGGTGCTTATCGGTGAGGTTGGCCTGTGAACGGATGAACGCCGCGAGGACCATAAGTCTTTCAGCGGTCATCGGAATTTTCCTTTTACTACGTCTTGATTGGCCTGAGTCAACAGGCCCATGATTGAATTGACGGAGCCCACCGCGATGAACCGTGTATGAAAGCCCCGGTCCTCGGGCCGCTTGTATGGGACGATGTAAGCTCCACAGTTGGTGCATTCAGCCAGTTCTTGTGCCACCCGCACCAGTTCATCCTCGAGGTGTTTGCGCCGCTTGTCCATCATCGCCATCAGTGTCGCGCTCATTTTAGTTATCCTTCTGGCCTAAAGCCTTCTTGGCATACTTGATCAACCACTCCGCAAGTTGGATCGCCTCCTCAGGCCTCAACACCATGTACCGGGTCGAGATGCCGAGGTCAAGCAGCACCTCTTTCTCTTCATTCATGCCCACTCGATAGGGCACTAATACTTGAACTTCCATTGTTACTCCAGTGCGAACAGCCGGGTGCGAACTGTCGGCAATTCTTTGTCGTAGGTATCTTGATCGGGTATGAGACGAACGGCCTCGTACGTCATGTTAACAAAGCTGCGGTCTTCAATATCGACCACGGACCAGACCGGGCGGCAGCACCGCTTGGAGCGGGCGTTGTAGATGTACACGCCTTCGTCGAGCGCGACCTTGACAGCCAGCAGCCAATCCTCAAACACTTGAATGCCACCAAGTCTCACGTCCCCCTCAGGCTCGATCAGGATGAAAGCCGGGTTCTTCGAGTGCCGCCCGCACAGGTTGTCAATCAGAAATTTGGTGGCCACCGGCGACAAGTGGCAGACGCAGCGCCCCGCAGACACCGGCTGAAAGTAGCTCAGGTCCATTTTCCAGCGCGGGTTGCGCTCGTCCTTGAACAAGGCTTCTAGCCGTTTGACTGCGTTGGACTTTTTCATTCTACGATCAGGTCGAACACGGGCCAGTCGCCCCTCGGCCATATCTCCTTTACAAATTCGTCAATGGTGTTGGGCATCGTCTCCCACGCCAACTGCAACGTGGCCTTGGCGTACACTCGCAGGGGTGCCTGTGGGGGTTCACGGCTGCTGAGCTTGGCTAATTCGTAAACATCCGGTGGCTTCATGGCGATCATGCGCTGGCTGTATGTGGCCAGTGGCAGAACATTGTAAGCTACCTCCCATGCCACGCCCATATCAATCAGCTGATCAAACGTTCGGCGTGACACCAACATGTGGTCGCGGAAGATGTTACGGACCGCGGTCTTGTTAAAGCGTATGAACTCGTCGTTGGGTCCCCACAGCCCGTCGTTGTCGGGGATGTTGAAACCCGTGGTGAGGTCGAACTGACCCTTGACCTGCCTCCCCGGCCACATTCGCAGTATGAATAGCGGGGCCACGATATCGAAAGCAAAACTGCTTTTGGTGTGCTCCCTCAGCCAGACGCGCCCACCGTCCTGAACCCGGATCAGGTTCAACTTCTTGTTCTTATTGTCGTCAGTTGCCATTAGCCTCTCCCAGATGTGTTGAAAAGTGCCCGGATTGGGGACTGTCAAACCCCATATGCTGCTACCAGCAGCGTCTCCCTGCACCGGGCGGCAGGAGTGGGACTCGAACCCACTTGACCCATCCAATAGAAAGCGCCCCATGTATGCCAGCAGCCATTCCCGGCCCTCTTGAATGCAGGGGCATGCAGACCCCACACCAAGACTCAGACCGTTAGTAAGTTTTAGCTTCATTCTGGCGGGGCGCTTTCTGTTGGGGGGTCAAGATCGGGCTGGTCCTCACCCGCAAAACCCCAGAACCCGGCGTGGTTGCCACAGGCCGTGCACTGGAGCAGGGGGAATGATTGTTCTCCTTGAAACACCATCAGGAAAGTCTTGTTGCGACACAGTTTGCAGGCCAGCAGGTCACGGGCGTCCTTTTCCAACCGCTCCCGGTTGATGTACGCCAAGAATACGACCTTTTCAGTCACGGCTGCTTCCCATTATGCTGCAATTTGAGATCATCAAGCGTGATAGGCGCCCCGTACCGGTCAAAAATCACGCACATGTGGAAGCGTGAACGGGTATCAATCCGCACGCTGATGTACTTGCAGCGATTATTGCGAAACCATACCCAATTGCGGTCACGGATCACGGCCAGCACCTCGTCAATCGGGATCCACGACGTACGCAGAACGCCCTTGTCAAGGGGCGTGTCTCGCCATGGGCGTGAAAACGCATAAGCGGCAGCGGCCACCAATATGCACCCCGCTGCTCCCAATACTGCTATTGATACGCTCATATGGCTTGTCCCTTCGCTCTAAGGCGATTTCGTAGATTCATTGCTTGTAGACCGGGGTTCAAATGCGCGTACCTTTTTCGTACGTCTTGTTCATCTATTTCCATCAACACCGCCACGCGGGCGTACAATTCGTTGAGGTGTTCACCCACCTCCGCCGATGCCGCTGTGGGTGCCTGTGCTGGCTTCTTGAGTCCTAGTAGTTTGAACACCTCGGCACTGGCCGTCTTCATGCACCACACTTTCCGTCTCAGGTAATCCTCGAACTCTTCCGATGTTGTGATCACCGTCTCGGGCATGGCCTTCACGTGCTTTTTCTCACTTCCCGGGTACCGGTGGTAGATTGCCCCACACAGAATGTCGGAGTGAATGAAGTGCAAGTGCCGTATCTGTGGTGGCTCCGGCTTTTTACCCCGTTTGGGTGGGTATTGATGCAGTTCGAACCACCCCAAGCCCACCTCCCAATGTGCGTATTCCCCTCCCATGTGGTAAAACATCAGCGCCCGTGGGGTTGTAATAACCCTCACACCTTGCGACGTTGCTGATTTCGTCATCGCTCGCCTCCCGATCGATCATTCAAGCACGCGGGGGGTCCCCCTGTCAAGAGATTTCGGCGTCGTCAAGTTTCCCAACTTTCTCCGCCTCGATCCGCGCCTTCATCTGGTCCCGCCAGCTTTCCAACCGCTTGAGCAGATCAAATGCCTGCTGCTCGGCCATGGCCAGATGAATGGCGTCCCCCACCCGGTTAGCCGCATCGGCTTCCTCCCTGCTCATCTGCATTTCGGTGAGGTCGAGGCCCACCAGCGCGATGAGATAATCAACATCGCACAGGTTGATAATCACAGCAATCTTGTTCATACGTCCTCCGGCAATTTGGCCTGATACAAAGTCATGGGCTGGCGGGTCGCCGACAGCTTGCCCGCCTTGACCCGTAGCTTCCCCTCGTTGAACAGCGCCTTGATGTGCTGATAGGTCCGGCCTTGCGACACCCCGGTGAGATTAGCCACGTCCACGGCATAAAACCACCCGGGGTAGCGAAGTCTAAAAAACTCCAGAATCTGGTCCTTAGCGTTCACTGTGACTTTCTCCCCGTTTGTCATACTCCTTTTTCTGCTCGGCCATGTGCCGCTCGATCATTAACGCCCAGCGGTCGTGCGTGTCCCGATACCAAACGGTACACTTGAAGTCCTTTTGCTCGATGCTAAAAATGCCCGGAATAATCTCCGGGCACCACTCCTTGATCTTTGCGCAGGTCTCAACTGCGTCAGCCGGGTAAATGAAGACGAACACTTGAATTTTGTCCATCACTCCCCCGTCAACAGGGCCAGCGCCAAGAAGGCATACAAGTGGGCCGTGTCAGGCGTCTTCAACGACCCATCGGCTAAATGTGCCACCACGTTAGTGCGGGCGTGCTTCAAGAACACGATCGCGTCACGCAGGTTCTGTGGATTCTGATCCACTAACTCCGGCAGCACCTTCTTGCTGTAGTGACGCTTCTTGTGGTGCCCCCGCGCCTTCATCGTGGCCAAGAACTTCGCCCGCTGCTCCTTCGACCACTTGCGCTTCATCGTTGTTCTCCTCAGGTATGGTTTCTTCAATGTACTCTGCGATTCTTGTGAATGTGAAGCCAGCATCGTTCATCTCGGCCAGCTTCACCTCGATCCACGGTTCGTCACCCCCGTCGCGCCCAAGCAGCGTGTCCTGCCTACGCATCAGTTCGCGTATGGCAAGCTGGTCCCGCAGCAGGCCCCCGGCCAACTCCGAGCGTTTGACATGTGGTTCATAGGTGGGCTCGTAATAACCAAGGTCAGCCGCCACCATGCACAACACCCCCAGACAGCAATACGCTTCCTCACATTGCAAGGCCCCGCTGGTCTGTGCGTAATCCCCCGACCGCAAGGCTGCCAACCATGCGTCCCGTATAAATTTCTTCATCTCACTTCCCCTTTGCCATCGCAATGGCTTGATTGTACATCTTGATCACTCGCGCGTGCCCCTCCCCGTCGTTGACTGCCGTAATGCTGGTGCCCGCCGCCCTCTCAAGCAGGGCGTGGGCGCTCATGTATAGTGGATTCCCCTTCTTTTGCAACAGGAGCATGTCCTTTGCTACGCCTTTGGGGCCATCAATCCAGCTTGGGGTGTGGCGGCCACATTCCCGTTCGAGGGTGCCCACCGCACACCAGCAAACAGCGTCCGGGTCCAGCACGGAAACCGCCCCTCCCTTGGCGTTCCGTGCATAAGCACCCCGGGCCCAATGATTTTTGTCCACGATCCGTGCCCGTGACTTAATTAAGAGTTGTGTTAGCGGGCCGACCTTCTGCTCTTGGCTTTCTTGGCTTGGCAGGTTTGGCTTTTTGCTGATGACCTTTTTCATCGAAGAACTCCTTGAGACGGTTGGTGTACTTGTGCAGCTTGCCGCGGCGGATCAACACCTGTGCCGGACGCTTCTTGGACCAGTAATACAGGGATGACCGGCATTGCTGACAGATGCCGGTGCGGGACTCGTTCTTCACTTCGTGGTCGCAGCCCACGATCTTACATGGCTTCATTTCTTTATCCTCGGTGTGTGGTGGTGTCCGGGCAGGCCTCAGACGAGGCCCCCGGTCGGGCGTGTAGGGGGGTCGGTACCCCCATACGGACCCCCCTGTGCAGCGCCCCGTGGCGGGCCTCTCGTGCGGTCGGGCAGGGGGTCACGCGGTCCACCCCACCAGCGCCGCGAGCAGGACAGCGGCCAGCACGACCCCCGCCGAGCACAACACCGCCGTGAGTATAAATACGACCCACTCCCTCGTCATTTCATTATCATTGTTCGTCACATTACGCCCTCAAGTCAAAGATACGGTTTTCGAACTCGTCCATGTGTGGCCCCGGGCACAAGTAGGCGCAATACGCCAGCTGCCCCTCCTCATTGTAACGGGCCGACATGGGGATTTCGATCTGGGGAATTATTTTCCCTTTCCCTTCCTTAGCCATTTGTTGTGCCACCACCAGTTCTATCTGGCCAAAAATGGAAAAGATACGCGTCTCACGCGAACTTTGTGCTTGATCCTCAGTTTTCATACTGCCTCCCCGGCTTGAACTCCAACGCGTGCTGCAGGCGCCCCCCGCCCTCGCGTGCCCGTTGACGGGCGTTTTCGATCCCCTCGGCCACCAGCGCCACGAACACGCTGCGTTGGTCAAGTGTCATGCCTTTCGTGGCCCCCACCGCCTCACGCCCAACCAGCCCCCACAGGGCGTAATCCCCGGGTTGGCGGCACGTTTTGGCCATGCTCTCCGTAACCTCAACCTCGGCCTTTTCCATGGCCTCGCCCAATGAACCCTCCCGTCCGTCGCGCATGTCCTTTCTCCCGTATTTGATTTCAAGGGCAATAAGCCCCGTGGCGTATACACAACTCACAAATATGACGATGCCAAGGGTCGCATGTTGTACGCCCTCGGCGGTGAACTCAAACATCGCAGCCTCCCGGGGCACGAGCGGAGCGGGTAAACCCCGCTCGCCCCCTCAAAGGTTATTTCCCGTCGCCGTTCTTCTTGGCGAACACGTTCAGACCGAACTGCAGGCCCGCGTGCCCCTCAATCTTGGCATTGCCCTCGGTGGACGCCACGATCACCGTCTTGCCTGACGTCGAGTCTTTCAGACGCTTGGTCAGGTCCACGGTCAGGATCAGCTTGTTCTTCTCAATCTTCATGTCGATGTTCTGCATTGTCGTATCTCCGTTATGTTTAACACTCAGTCAATGCCCCCCGGGCACGACCCCGGGGGGACTTTTGGACTACCCGTAATACGCAGGTGTTCGTGGTGTGCCTGCACACCCCCACATGTCGACGGCAGGCCACCCGCCCCGTGGGGGCAGGGCGAGGGCCGGGAGGACAGTGGACCACAGCCGGGGGTCCCGTGTCCAGTCGTTGGTGCCTTAATGGGCTGTTTCAACTTCCTCCTCATCGTTATCGTCATCACGTGCAATGATGTCTCCCGTGAGGACTGACAACGCGCCAATCATGTCGTTCTCATGCTTCTTCACGAACATCTTCATCGACTCAATCGTCGTGGACAGAACGTCCACAGGTAAGCCCACCGCCACGATCATTGCCATCCCGTTGTAGATGAACGGTAAGGCACAGGCGCGGCATTTGGTGTGTACCAGCAAGGCCAGCGTGGCCTCCCGTGCAGCAACCTCCAACCTGTCCCGCTCCGTATTCCACTCTTCACTCTCAAGCTCTTCATCAGTGATCTTCCCCAGCAGCGGGGTCTCGTTGTCATCAGCCATTTCATTCTCCTGTGTGCCGTCCAAACCACCGCGCGATTCCTCCGAGCGAGGCAGGGCGCGGCTCGACGATTCAAGCACAGCTCGCGGCTCGCGTCCAGTCGTTGCCCTCGAGGTTGCTCGAACCCGGGGCGCTCGGTCACCGGCTGCAGGGGGTCCGTACCCCCATACCGACCCCCACACGATCGTGCCCGACGGTGGGCCTCTCGTGCGGTCGGAGGGGCATCAGTCGGGGCCTCGATCGGCCCACAGGGCGGCCCCCGGGGAGAAAATATGCTGCACCGCACCATGGTTAGTCGGTCCCCTCCGGGTAACGGCCATTGCGGACGCCGGTCTTGAAACTGCGGCCCACACGGTAAACAGCCCAGATGCGGAAGCGGTCCCACGTTTCACGCATGGCCACGCCCCACAGCCAACCCAGTCTTTCTGCTATTGCGCCTGCGTTCATGTGTTCTCCATTCCGATTTTGGTGGCTGCCCGGTCAAGCACGACCCCGCGTCGCGACCACCAACCCGCAAGCGGTCGGTCTTGCCAGTTTTCGAGCACGTGCTGTGCTTTCTCGTAGCAGATCCGTGCAACGGCGTCCACCACTCGTTTCAGTCCAAACTCGTCGATTGCCTGTTCGACGATCGCGTCGAGCTTGACGAGCCGTGCGGGCGTCATCAATTCGTTGGTGCCCATGCCTGCGCGTAATTCTTTCTTCATGTTCATCCCCTATCTAAAGTAGTCTTCCAATTCGCCCCGCAGGTCAAACCAATAATCGGGGTTTGTCTCTTCCTTGTCGTCGCCCACCCGCTCCTTGCAGTCACGGTCGAAATCCTTCGGACTCGCGGGCTTGCAGCCGTTGAGTAGCAAGTCGGCGTAATCCTCCCTCAACTCCCACGCCTTGCTGTCCTGCAATCCGTCCGTGATCCAGAACACGTAGAATTTCAACAGGGCCTGCCGCACCAAGGCTGGATTGTCGTACTTGTAATCGGGATGCTTGCGCATCCACGCGAGCGCCTGCCGCCACGTGGTAATGCGCGGCAGCGTGGGCTTGATGCGGTCCGCATTCGCAGCCTTGAGACCTGATGTTTTCATTTTTCGGTCCTCGTGATTGTGACCTTGTTGCCCATCGCCAGCATGACGAACTTGAACCCGTCGCACGTAAACAGCACCCTGAACGGTCGTTGCGTCATGCGCATCAAGCTCGAGCCCGGGGGCAAGTTGGCCCGCATTGACTTGCGGTACTCGTTGAAGTCCTCGTAATCCTCCTCGTCCTTCCAGCGTTCGTGGAGGTACGAGCAATGACGGATTGCGTGCGACAGCGCCTCGGTCGGCACGAACTCTTGCTGGATTTTCTCTTTCGTTTTCATAGGATTACCTCGCCGTTGGGGCCAACTGAATCTTCCGTATCGCGGTCACAAAGGATGACACGCTTGGTCTTGCTGATTGTGAACAGCTTGGTCAGGCGCCCCGTACCAAACAGTTCAATTTCCATCTGCCCGTGCCCTTGATCAGCCAGCGCATCAAGCGCGGCTTGAAGCTCGCGAACGGTCATTCTTGCACCTGTACGGTTTGGGCCAGCGCGTTGTTGAGCATCACGCGCAAACGCGCAATGTGGTCGTCCGCCTTGCGGGACCGCAGGCCCGTTGTGACCCGTGCCGCCTGCAAGGCCGAGCAGCCCCGGAAGGCCTGAATTCCTAGTTTGTGGAGTTCGAGCGCCTTGATCAGGACGTTGAGGCGGTACACTTCCACCGCTTGGCGTCCCTCAAACATCGTCCCACCTTTACCATGACTAATCGTGTCCATTGTGCACCTCCCGATGCATTGTCGTTTAAAACTTATGAGGCAGAATCAAAACCACACTCTTCTGTCGCACGTCGCTCCAGTCCAGAAGCACGCTCTGAACAATCGGGTGCGTGTCGTCTTCCACACCGCCCATGACGACTTCCTTGTCTTGTGGCAGCTTCTGCAGTTCTTTGACCAAATCACTTACTCTCATGTGCCCTCCTTACGGGTACTCAATCACAATCATGAAGCCCTTGCGCTTGCGTTCGATCCCGCGCTCGTTGGTCTGCGCCCGCTTGAAATCACGCTGGTTGAGCGCCACCAACCACAAGCCCTCTTCCGCGCATTCGTCCCCGACGTATTTCACCCCCAGTGCCTCGCAAGCAGCCTTGGCTTCCGGAGGCGTTGTTACCACTTCGTACTCCCCGTCGAGGCGGCATGCCCCCAACTGCGCCTGAAATGCGCCGCGCATTCGTTCTTTCATGCGACCCCCACAAGGCCCAACAGCCAGTGAACACCGTCCCGCAAGGCCTGCAACGGGACGTGCATTGCGAGCACCATGCCCCACGCCAACACCGTCAAACACACGGTCTCCTTCCAAGTGCATTTCATTTATCTCTCCTCTCGCAAGATGAACACCACGGGTTGTGGTTGTTGTGAATTCCTAACAGCGTGTCGCCCCCGGGGCAAGGCGTCCCGTGGGGACATTTGTGCGGCCAGCGCAAGCGGCCCCGTCGCGGGCGCTTCTTGACCCACCGCCCACAACACACGCAAGGGCTGTCGGGTTGTGGTTGTGTGCCGCGATAACTCACGCCCGCACCTCCCGGACCACGCGCCCCGTGGGGGACAACACACGCACAACGAGCTGGTCCGCTGGCGTGTAGAAGATGAACGCGAACGTGCGGGGCTTGCGTGGCTTGCGGTCGTAACGACCGACCGCGAACGGGTCGTTGCAGGCAAAGGCCACTTGCCCCGTTTCGACCCAACGCCGCACAACTGCGGCTTGATGCCCCGTGCGGAAGCCGGGGTTGGCAACGGTGACCAAGCGGCGGTCACTCCCAATCGGTAACATAAATGACTTCATGATTGCACCTCCCAGTGCCGTCAGTTTAGACTTTCGCTCTCAACCAGATTTCGAGGTCCTTGGTGTCGGCGTCGAACGAAACGACCACCTTGTCAACTGAGCGCAACACGCGGTCGCGCCCCTCGAAATACACCAACACGCCCTCGTTTCCATTGTCCACCTGCTCTTGCAGGGCCTTGATCAGCTCGATTACGGTCATCGCCAGTCCTCCGGTAAGGGGCACACGCCCCGCGACCCCCCATCGTAGCACGCGAGGGGGTCCGGGGTCCAGTCGTTGTCAGCGGCCCACCCCCGGGGGCGGGTCGTCGTCGCGCAGGTCGGCTAGCAACGCCGCCCCGTGCTTGCGTGCTGTTGCCCGCACGCGTTTATAGTTGCGTTCAGCCGCCATCAACCTGTCCCACTCAACCTGCACTTGCGCGTGCGTGCTGAATCGGAAGCGGTGGTGCGCGGCCATCCAGTTGTGGCGAGCCCACGCCACCTCCTCGTAAGCCGCACGGACCCAACGCGCCCGCACCGGGTCGACGTGGGCTGGCAGCGGCACCCACGGGAAGGACGCCGTGGGGGGTTCTTGCTGTGTGGGGGTCCGCAGGTTCGGAAACCAATTGCCCATTTCGTCGGTCGGCATGTTTCAGCCCTCCCGTGAGCAGTTATTGGCGGTCGCGTCCCAGTAAGCCCTGTCGGCGGCTTGCTGCTCGATCACGGCGCGTAACAGGGCGTTGAGGCGGCGCTGGCCGTCTTCCCCGTACGCCATGCGCACAAACAGGGCGGAGGCGAAGCGGCGGTCGAAAGTCGTGCGGATGCGGTAAGTCCGCAGGGCCGCAATCACCGCGTTGGGTGGTTGTTGCAAGTCCATGTTGTTCTCCTCGTTGTTGCCGTACTGGACAAACGCCCCGTAAGAGGCGCTTCCCCGGTCGGGCATCAGAACCCGTCGCGATTGTTATTGCGGTCCTCCCACGCGATCAATCCCGGCTCGCGCAACTCCCACTCGTCGTCGCCGACGTCTTCCACCCAGCCCTTGCGCGCCATCTCGCGCAAGATCCGCTTGGCCGACACGTCGCGCGGTCGCGGGCAGTAGGCGTTCCCGTAGGGGGCAAGCGCGACCACGACGCTCAACACCGAGCACTCTTCCAGCGTTATGCGTGCCATGTCAACCCCCGTTGCGGATCTCGCGCACCCGGCAGCGCAAGATGCAGAGCAAGTACCCCACCTCGTTCAGGGCCGCAATCTCGGCCTTGCTGGCCCCGCGCGGATTGCCCTCGTCGAGCATTTCGCTCGCCTTGCAATCGGCCACGCCCCCCGTACCAAGCGCTTCCAGTAGCGCGTCGCAAGCGGCCTTGCGCGCCTTCGAAACAGCCATCGCCATGTTGCTCTCCTCGTTGGTGTCCAACGTTGCCCCCTCCCGCGAGGGGACAACAGCAGACGTCAACCGCAGGTGTGCTGGTTGAGCCTCCCCGCCGAGAGCGTCTTGCCGCAGTTCGGGCATCGGCACAACACGCGATGCGTGGAGCGCTTGCGCTGTCCGGGCTTGGCCGGTTCGAGGGCCTCCGCCCACACGGGGATGCCTTGCACGATCTGCACGGGCAGGCCCTCCGGGGGGATGCGCCCCCCAACGACGCCGAGAAGCGCAAGCATCTCGGTTGAGTGAACAGGCCACGCGGGGTCGCGGGCGCTGCGGAAACGCGGTCGATTGGTCACGGTGTTGCTCCTGTGTTGGTTGCTGGTGGACCCTCGCAGGAGGGCACACGGGAAACCACCCCCGACCCCCGGCTTGCGCCGAGGGCGGGGGAGGGGCCTTACTCCGCCTGAGCGCCCCGGATCCGGTTGCCGAGGTTCATGCGCTGCATGCCGACGTTGAGGTGCTTGTAACGCGCCTTGAGGGCGGTGACGGGCTCCTTGAGCACCTTGCTGGCGCGGCTGTAGACGTCGTCGATGGTCAACTCGCGCAGCTGCTTCGCGACGGCATCGCCGTTGTCGAGGCTGGCGTTGCCCGACGCCGACTTGACGCGGGCGTAGTGCGACAGGTCAACCTTGTGGTCCTTATCGCCGACACGCTTGAGGCCGATCGGGGCGTTCTTGGGCTTGCGCACGCGGGGGGTCTTGGTCTTCGTGGTCGTGTTCGTCATGTCGTCTCTCCGGGGGTGGCGGGGGGTCACGGTGTGCGACCCTCTCCCTCCACCCGAAGCCCATTAGAACACAGGGCGCAGCGCTACACAAGATGTTGCACACGCAGGGCGAGGCCCCGATCGGCGCGAGGGCGGGGGTCGCGGGGGGTCACGCGAGCGCACCGGAGGGCTTCGGGCGGGCGCAGCGTCGAGGGGCGAACGGGTGCGGCGACCCGCGACGCGACAGAGAGAGGACCGCGCGCACGCGTAAAACACATGGTGCAGTGCGGTGTCAAGATGTTCTTCGTTGTACGCAAAGAGCGTGCCATCGGCGAGGTGTCTGCGTGGCACGGCGTTTGCGTGTAAGTGGGGTCAGCACGGGCAAAGATCGTGCCATGCTACGGGAGACACGGGGAGGCTCACGGTGAGGCGCTGCAGGGGGTCGCTACCGACATATTCGGGCATATGCTCGAAGCCAGCCCGTGACACGGGAGACACGCACTACGCTGGTGCAAAGCTGCACCACGATGGTGCAAAGAGGCTGGCACGCTACATGCCAAGAGGTGTGGTGCTACGCAGCATCGGCAAAAGACGTGCCAGTGAAGTGGCACGGGCTTTGCAAGGTGGCAAACAACGTGCCAACAGAACGGGCAAAGGGCGTGCCAAGGAATGGTGCAAAGCAACAAACGACCACGGTCGGGTTGCTCGAGGTGGCACGCTGCTTGCGTTACCGAACGGGAGGCTCTGGGAGCGGCGCAAGATGGGGTCGCCACTAACGTATTCGGGCATATGCTTACGTGGCACCCGTGTCACGGGAAAAACGCACTATTCTGGTGCACTGACAGCAACAGGCCCATTGGCACGTTGTTTGCGTATACTCCCAGTGGGCGTGGCACGGGGCTTGCGTACTTGACAGGGCGAGGAGGGCCTCGATTCGTGTGCCCCCTCGCTTACGCTCGACGGGGCCCATGGGTGGCCCCTACGAGGGAGGGCACGACTGAGGGCACAGGGGGGACACGAGAAGGCGAAAATCCGGCTCGCGCATGGGTTACAAAGGAGGGCCTCGATTGGGGCGTGGGTTAGCTGGCACGGCGCTTGCATGTTTTACGGGCCTTACACGGCTGTGAAAACGGTGTACCGCTTGTACCGAGAGGGCACAGGGGGCACACGGTTTGCCGGCCACCACTGAAAGCGCTTTCATCGGCCACCCCCCGGGTACTCGGCAAGAAGCGTGCCAGTGCGCAAGACTCCATACACGGGAGAGGCTGTGCAAGACGCGTGCCATTCTGCGGGGGAGGGGGTCCGTGTGCCCCCCGTCCCGAGAGGGGGAGGGTGACTGACGCGGTCGAGGGGAGAGAAGGGAGGGACTGACTCAACCGAACACGCGAGCCGACCCCCCCCCCGAGGGGGCACGCGACGCGGCCAAGCTGCACCGGGTCGCGCTTTCTCTGCCTCTCGTCGTGGGTCGCAAGCCTAACAACCCTTGTTAGTGGCTAACACATTTTGTTAGTGCTTTTCAGTTCACGTGTGCCCCCCGTGCCCCCTGTGCCCTCTCGTCGTGGGGCGTGTGTGGTTTGTTAGTCACTAATGGGGATTGACGGCGCGTGCCCCGACGTGTTCTCATCCACACGTGGCGTGGGACGAGCGGCCCATGCCGTGTAACTAACAAGGTTTGCTAGGGGCTAACAAACGTGAGTGGAAAGACGGTTCGCATCGTGGAAGAGCTTCACGTTCCAACGAAACAGAAACGGGAACAGGTTGTTAGGCTTGTCGCATGTGGCCTAACCATCGAGCAGATCGCGTTTGTGTTAGGCTGCATGGAACACGAGGTGCGGTCTAACTATTCGGAAGAGCTGATTCACGGCACCGCTGCTGTTACAGCGTTGGTGGGCGCTGCGCTGTTGAAGCAGGCTCTGCGTGGCGACGTGAACGCTTCGCGCTTCTGGCTGCAGAGCCGCGCCAAGTGGACGATACCGCAACACGTGGAGCTAACAGGGCGCGACGGTGGGCCGGTGGAAGTGGAGCATAGACGAGCGCTGGTGGCTCGTGTCCTCGCACTCGCATCCAACAACGTTGTTAGGCCTAACAAACCGGAAGAGAAACAGGAAGGGGACAAAACAGAAACAGAAACAGTTAGACACTAACAAACCTTGTTAGGCGCGACGTGGGATGGGGGACTAACAACATTTGTTAGGGGCGAATAGTTAGGCCCTATTAAAATTTGTTAGGCATTAAGTTTGTTAGGTCCTAACAAAATTTGTTAGGAAGAGCAAGCCGTTTATCGACACCGCGAACGCGCGAAAAAAGCTGGGTCCCATCAATGGGTGGATCCCGAGTCCGACCAAATTCGTTCTGTAACTCAATCAGGAGACTCCCATGGTATCAACCCTAATAACCTTATTCATCATCCTTGCCATCGCTGCTTTGCTCTGGTGGGGCATGGGTCAGTTGCCACTCCCCCCGGTAGTCAAGACAGTCCTCACCGTCGTGTTTGGTGTGGTAATCCTCGTCGTCATCTACAATATGTTTGTGGGCGGGGGTCTAGGCCTCCATATCAAGCCCTGATCCTCAACGGGTCCCTTCCCCGGGTCCTCCTACAATAAGGTACTTCACAAATGGAAAAAGTCGTTTTCACCCACGCCAACGGCACGATTTCACTCAACTATGACCCCGATCAGCAAACCGTCCTCGTCGATTTCTCCGCTCCTTGTTACCTCACCGTCGCTGAGGCTGAGGATTTTCACATGGTCTTCGACAACTACCTGATTCAGGTACGTGATTTGCTTTCGCAGACGAGTGCAGGGTCCCTCCCCACATCGCCCCCCACAGAAGCACCCACAGGGGAAGCCCCATGACGAAAACTCAAATTCCGCTATCGGCCTCGGTCGTGGCGACCCTGACCTACGATCCTTCCGTCATTGGCGAGTCAATCTACATCGATTTTTCCGCTGCCCCTCACCTGTCCCGCGCCGCCTGTCAGGCTTTGCAGGATGGCATCGCCGAGTTTCTTGCTCAGGTTCCCGAGGATGAAGCTCCGCAGGCTCCCACGCCGGTTGACCCCGAGCCTGTTGAAACCCCTGCTGAGGAGGAGGTTGAAGAGGACGACGTGACGGAGGATGACGTAACCCTCGCCCCGGATGATGACGACGACGACAAGCCCCACCCGATGAAGGCGAAAGCCAAGGCTAAAAAGAAGAAGTAGTTGCCATGACCCCCGCCGAGTACCTTGAGCATGTCCAAGAAGCACTGGCATTTCCTGCTAGCGGTGTCGGTAGTGATCCTGCTTACATTCTGTACGCGACGGATGACCAATGCCGGCTCCTGAGGATGGCCCATGAGAATTACGTGAAGACGGTCGCACTGATACTGAATGTGGACCTGCCCGTTGTTGAACCTTACTCTCCGGCCCCCGCGTGAGTCTGGATTCCATAACCGAGCAGAGTTTGGAGGCACTGTCCGACGACGAGCTTTCCATGCTCGAATGGCGGCTCAACTGGAAGAGCATTCGGCGCGACAAGCAGGCCCCGCCTTCGCCCGATTTCTCACTCTGGTTGATCATGGCCGGTCGCGGCTTCGGTAAGACGATGACCGGGGCGAACTGGGTAGGGGAGGGGGCAATTGATGATCCCGGAAGCTTTAGCGGCGTCATCGCCCCAACTCTTGACGACGTGCGATACACTTGCTTTGAGGGTGTCACTGGCATCCTGTCTTACATTCCCAATTGTCTCATCGCCGATTACAACAAATCATCGCTCATTATATACCTCACTAATGGGTCGATCATTCGCGGGTTTGGAAGTGAGAAGCCGGAACGGCTACGAGGTCCTCAACATCACCGTGTTTGGGGCGACGAGGTAGCTGCTTGGCAGAACATGCGGCAGACCCACGACATGATGAAGTTTGGTTTGCGCCTCGGCAAGAATCCGCAGTTCGCCGTGACCACAACCCCGAAGCCCATGCCGTTGATCCGCGAACTGGTGAAAGAGTGTGAAGACGACGAGAAAGAGGCTTTGCTGACTGGCCGCCCGCGCCGCAAGTTCTTGGTTCGCGGCACGACTTACGAGAATCGCGAGAACCTCGCCCCAAGCTTCTACGACGACGTGGCCAAGTATGAGGGCACCCGGCTGGGCGATCAGGAGCTACTCGGTAAACTGATCGATCCGGAAGAGGATGGTATCATCAAGCGCAGCCAGTGGCGCATGTGGAAGTACGATGCTCCCCTGCCGCGGTTTGTAGCTGTCGTCATGTCGCTGGATACGGCCTTCACGGAAAAGACCTACGATCCCAAGTCGCGCGAAGCTGACCCCAGCGCGTCGGAAGTCTGGGGATTGTTCTACATTAAGACCGAGCTTCACGTCATGTTGCTGGACGCGTGGGATGACTATCTCGGCCTCCCGGCCTTAGTCACCCGCGTCCGCGACGAAATGAAGGTAACGTATGGCGAAATCGACCGACCCGTTATTGGCGGGGCACTTATCCCCTCCCGTTACGACCTCCCCGGGGTCGCCACTGGCAAAACTATTGACCTCGCTATTGTCGAGGATAAAGGCTCAGGCATTTCGCTCCGTCAGACACTCGCCCTCGAAAACCTCCTTCTCGACCCCTACAACCCCGGACGTGCTGACAAGCTCGCCCGCGTCCACCAGATTACGCCGATGTTTGCGCACGGGCGTGTATGGGCCGTCGAGAGCGAGAAACGTCCGGGCACGTTCAAGTCTTGGGCAGAGAAAGTAATTTCCCAGATCTGCTCCTACCACGGCCCCGGCACCGTGGACAACGACGACTATATCGACTGCATGTCGCAGGCGCTCAACTACTTCATGCGCAACTACATCGACTCGTGGGTCAAGCCCAACAAGGACGAGAAGTTGCCTGAGGAAGCCAAGCGAGCCATGGGCTTCGACGATCCCAACATCATAATTTTCCCGACGGGCACCAACCCGTACGCGTGCTAGGAGTTTTCTATGGCTGCCCCCGATGATGAAGAAGTCCCCGAAGAGGAAGGAGCCCCCGGCGACGACGGTCCCGAGTCTACCGAGTACTCCGAGCAGGGGGATATGGAAACCGATGAGCACGGCAACACCATCATCGACCTCGAAAAGAATACCCCGACAGCAGAGGAGTCAGGCTTTTATGACAACCTTGTATTTACTGTTGATGCGACTGAACTTTCGGGTATCGCACTGGATCTTATCCAGAAGGTAGAGTGGGACAAGAAAGCCCGGGAAAAACGTGACAAAATGTACGCTGAAGGTATCCGACGCACAGGCCTTGGAGATGATGCTCCGGGCGGTGCGCAATTCATCGGGGCATCCCGTGTCGTGCACCCGATGCTTACTCAAGCTACAGTGGAGTTCGAGTCCCGCGTCATCAAGGAAATCTTCCCCGCTTCCGGCCCGGTAAAGATGTATGTGGCCGGGGACGAGATCCCCAAGGCGCGTTGGCGCAAAGCGGAGCGCAAGGCCAAGTTCCTGAACTGGCAGCTGCGATATTCTGTCGAGGAGTTTCGCCCCGAGTTGGAAAAGGTCCTGACCCAGTCGCCGCTCGGGGGTGTCGCGTACCTGCGCTGGATCTGGTCAGAAAATCTCAAGCGCCCCACGACGCACTCGTGCACTTCCGATCAGGTTCTCATCCCCTACGCCGCCACTTCCTTCTACACCGCCGAGCGCATCACTTACGTTGATGATATCACGCATCTTGAGTATAAAGAAAGGGTGCGCACCGGCCAGTATGTAGACGCTGAACTGACCCCGTCCTCGCTGGCTCCCTCGCCTTCCAAGGTGGCGGAAGCCCAGCACAAGGTAGAAGGCAAGTCGTCGTCCGACCCGATGAACGATGACGGCATCCGTAGAATTTACGAAGTGTCCACCTTTTTGGAGGGCATCGATGAAGGCGATGGTCGCGCCCTGCCCTATATCGTGTGCGTCGATGACACCTCGCGCAAAGTTCTGTCGATTGTACGCAACTGGGAGGAATCCGATGAGAAACTAGAGCGCATGCACTGGATAGTTGAATGGCCCTTTATCCCGTGGACCGGTGCCTATCCCATCGGGTTCATGCACATGATCGGCAGCCTTTCCGGTGCTGCCACGGGAGCTTTACGTGCCCTGCTCGATTCCGCCCATGTCAACAACATGCCGACAGCTGCCATGCTCAAAGGCTCGGGCACCTCTGGCCAGTCGAAGCAGCTGCGCGCAACCGAAACGACCGAAATCGACGGTGGGATCGGGGCCGACGACGTGCGCAAGCGGGTCCTCCCCGTTACCTACAATCCGCCGTCCGAGGTTCTGTTTCGTTTGCTCGAGTTCTTGGTTCAGTCGGGCGAGTCAATGGTGCGCGTAGCCCTCGACCGGCTCGCGCAGGACAATCCAAATATGCCGGTGGGCACGATGTACGCGGCAATCGAGCAAGGCTTGAATGTCGTGGGGGCGATCATCGGGCGCTACTACTTCTCGATGGAGCGTAACCTCGCAGTCCTCCATCGCATCAATAAGATGTACATTACGGACGAGGAAATCCGTGATGCCACCGGCACCCTACTTGCGCGGCGTGCGGATTTTCAAGGACCGCTGGATTGTATTCCCGTTGCCGATCCGTCTACTCCTTCGGATGCCCACCGGCACGCAAAAATTCAGGCGGTCACTTCCCGCGCCGCGCAAGTCCCGCAGCTATACAACATGCACAATGTTGAGAAGCTGTTCTTGAAGAAAATGCTCAATATGCCGGACGAGGAGATTGACGAGCTCCTTACCCCCGTTCCGACGCCCCAGCGCATGAACGCGGTCAACGAGAATGCCGCGGCAACCCTCGGGCGACCCATTTCGGCCTTCCCGGAACAGGACCAGATGGCCCACATCCACACGCACGTGGGGTACATGGAGTCGCCATTCTTCGGTCAGTTGATATCGATTGCTCCCAAGTTCTTGCCCATTATGGTTCAGCATCTCACCGAGCATCTGTCATTGTGGTACGTCACGTCGGTGTTCGAGAAAGCCAAGGAAGCGTTGCAGGGCCGCGATCCCTCGGAATTCATGAAGATTAAGGATCAGCAAGTCGCCGCCGAGTTTGACAAGACCCTCGCCATGGTGTCCGCTGACGTACTGAGTGAAGATACCAAGGCGCTGACCAAGCTGCCGCCGATCATCCAGAAAGCCGCGCAGATGGTGCAGCAGTACCAGCAGGCATCGCAGCCGATGGATCCCGCACAGGTCATGCACGAGAAGAACCAGATGACGGCGCAGGACAACCAGCAGAAGAATTCGCTCAAGACGCAGGAGCTACAGCAGCGTAAGGAAGCTGCGAACATGACGTTGATTCAGGGCCAGAAGAAGATTCAGGCCGACCTTGGGCGCGAGCAGATGCGCGCACAGACACAGGTTGAACTGTCGCATGCTGACAACCTGTCCGAGGCCGCGCGTCTCCAGTTGAAAGAGCAGGCGAACAATCGCCGCACCGAGCAGACCAACGCCGCCAAGCTGCAGGCCAATCGCGATGACAACATGACCGCGCTGTCGATCGCCAAGGCCGAAATCGAGAACCAAGAACCCACCGACCTATCCACAGGAGCGGGGATCAACCCCGGAACTAACCAATGATTGCACAATGGCCGAATCAGTCAGGCGGGTACCGCTCAGCCCTGCCCGGGGTCGTGGGTCCCGGGCTGGACGTCACCGCAGGTGACCTACCCTCCAAGATCTATATCATTTCGGATTATGCCGACACCAAGAATGGTGGCCCGTCCGAACGTGGCCCCAACATCTTCGAGGGGACCTTCCGGTATTGTTGGGAGGCCGATCAGGGTGAAGCGTTCTCCAAGTGGATCTGTGCGTTCATTGGGGGTTACCTGTATGTCGGCAGGTCAGTCAACTCCCCCGCCGGACGTGGGAATTTTGACTACGTCGGGCATGCGGCCCCCGGCGCGGGTCTTGTGCTGCAGGCATGTGTGCCCTTGCTCAGGGGCGGGTCCAACATGCGGGTGTGGAACATGGCATCGTGGATGGGCGACGGCCCTGCAGCCGAGGGGGTCACAAATTTGCATGCGGGCAATCGCGACGCTTTGCAGGCCTCCGCCGACGGCTTCCACCCCCACGACGTCGCATTCATCAACTGCGAGGCCCGCTACACGATGGATGAGGGCGTGCAGGTGTTTTATGCGGTCAACGGTATCAGCTGGATCCGGGGCGCGGTCTACGATCCGCTGCACGTGCCACCAGAGTTCGGTGACGAGAATATCACCAACCACGAACCGGGGCAGGATCATGGTTACGGCCACCTGATCGGGGGTTCGGATCCGGTGCTCCGTTCACTGTCGATGCAGTCCGTGTATGCCCACACCACTGACCGCAATCCGCTGTCGTCGGCCACCAACCACGCGCAGGTTAACAACCTGCATTACGACCATGGGCGTATCAATTACGCGGCGGGCGCAGGCTTGAACATCTCCGACAACGGCGGTTTCAATGCGGCTCTCGGCTTCAAAATGAAGTGCAATCTTGTTGGGTGCATCGCGGTGCGCGGGCCCAACAACAATGATTCGTTGGTGCTCGCCAAGGTTACTGGCACGATCCCTGTTGGATCCGCCGCACACTCGGCGCTCAATTGCGAGTTCGGTTGGACACAACCCCCCGATCAGGATGGGTTCTTCACCAACAAGCCGGCAGATTACATGCAGCCCACGATCCAGTTTGAGGCGTGGCCGGACGGTCTCGGGGCTGACTACAGCGGCGTGCTGCGCCCCGCCATCGCCCTGTTGCACCCGCTGCGTCAGGAAGGTCTCGCATTTACCCAGTTGATGCGGACCACGGTCGGAATGATGCCTTCGCGGCGCTACCTGATCGGTGACAACAGCCTCAACCGGGTGTTCGACGAGGTTGACAACGCGATCCGTGGCGTTGAATCCTCGTCACAGTGGATCAACACGGTGGAAGAGCAGGGTGGCTGGCCGGACGTCCCCTTTGCAAGTGTGGATCCCGACAACCCCGGGCTTACGTGGTGGGCTCCCTTTCCATTTGGCCCCGAGCGCGATGAAGTGCTGACCGAAGGGTTTTTCTTCGATGGCAGCCCCATGGCGGGCTACAGCCGACTGCGCGCTTGGGTCATCAACCAATATTTCTATACTCTAGGTCGTTAAGGAGATTGCAATGAGCACGATGTGTCGTCAGCATTACCAGTTAGCCACCGGGGAGCCACTGGCGTCCCCGCCGTCAACCGCCGGTCAGCCGGGCTTCAAAAAGGGTGGAAAAGTCAATCCATTCAAAAAGGGTGCCCAGAACAAGGCGGGAAAGTACGGTCACTCGAAGCCGTTCGCGGGGAAATCTTCCTGAGGACCCGGCTCGCGTGATATACTCGACCCTCGCGGGGGATTCTCCCAGTGGCTAGTGTAAATCAAGTAATCGACATGCTGCGTCGTAGGCAACTCGAGTTTGCCGTAGCGAACTTAAGCGTTCCGCAAGGCAAGAAAGGGTTTGACTACGGCGTGGCGTGTGGGACTCACTTAGCATACGAAACGATGTTGCAAGATATCGAGGGTCTGCTAGCTGAGGACAAGCAGAAAGAAAAGAAACGAGAGGAAAATCTCTAGTGACTCGTTCAGTAAGTTTCGCACCCCGAGTCGAATTCGACCAGACGCTTGAACAAGCGTTTCCGATAGTAGACTACAATCTGGAGCCATATGGCTCCCGCGTCCTTGTGCAAATGAGGACACCCAAGAAAGTGACGAAAGGTGGCATTGTGCTGGCCGATGAGACGAAGGACACCATCACTTGGAATAACCAAGTGGGCGTTGTTCGTGCCATTGGTCCCACCGCGTTCAAAGATCAGAAAACCTTGGAGCCGTGGCCGGAAGGGTCATGGTGCAAGGTTGGTGATTATGTGCGCATACCGAAGCACAATGCCGACAAGTTTGAAGTCAAGATCCCCGGGCGGGACGCGGACGACGGTGACGTTGCCCTGTTCACGCTAGTGGACCACCTGTATCTACTCGGCAGGGTGCCCAAGCCCCTAGCCGACGTAGCGTTCGTATAGCTGTAAGGAGCTGTGCACATGGCCGAGAAAGATGAAAAGGACCCCGGGTATAAGCCCGAGTTCGAGATTGTAGAGGAAGGCGAGGAGTCCACGGACAAGACACCGGCTGATAAAGCCGGTAAATATGGGGACGACGAGCGCCTGTCCGCTTCGCAGCGTACCGAGGAAGAGGACGATGAAGCATCGCCTGAACCTGACACCGGGTCTGCGGAGGAAATTGAAGCGAAGCGCGAACGCCGGCGGCGTGAGCGTAGGGCCCAGAAAGCGCGGCAACAGGCTGCCCGTGATCGCGACTCTCGTGAAATGCATTTCCTACGGACGCGGAACGAACAGCTTGAAAGGGCTGTAGGATCCCTCGACCAGCGGATGAGCAAGAACGAGGTGTCGCAGGTCGATAGCCGACTTGAGCAACTCAAGAATGCCCGTAATGAGGCAGAAGAGGTGCTTGCGCAGGCCATCGAGGCCAATAACGGTGGCGACGTTGTCAAGCTGAACCGGACGATCCGTGAATTGGAAGCTGGCATCAATCGCCTAGCAGGCTATCGCCAGCAGTTGGCCAATCGTGAAGAGGCTGGGGAAGAGGAAGAAGCTACCGAGGAGCAGACCGATGCTCCTGCACAGCAGCGCCCATCGCCAAGCGTTATCCGCAATCTGCAGGTCTTTGGGGCACGCCACAAGTGGTTTGACCCGACCGGATCTGATGAGGAATCGCGGGTTGTGCTGGCGTTGGATGCCGCTGTCAAGGACGAGGGCTTCGACCCCGCCACCAAGGACTACTGGGTCGAACTGGAAGAGCGCATGCAGCGGCGGTTACCGGAGCGCATGAAGGCTTTCGGAGGTAGACAAGCCGAGAACGACGACGATGACGACGAAGAGGAAGCGCCCGCGCCCGCGCGCCGTAATGGTGCAGCAAAACCCAATGGTGGGGGCGGTGGTCCTCGTATGTCGTCAGGTTCACAGACGAGGGGGAGTGGCAAACAATTTCTCCTATCAAGTGAGCGGAAACAGGCGATGATTGAGGCGGGAGTTTGGGATGACCCCGAACTGCGCGACAAGTACGTCCAGTCTTATGCGAAGTGGGACAAAGAACACCCGCAGGGCGCTGGGCGCTAATAACCGAGCTTAGTAGGAGTAAGCTACGATGGCAAGTGAAACCGAACGTGATGTACGCTTGAGCAACCGAGGCCAAAATGAGAATCGCCCTTCCCGCACGCAGGACGAAAGGTCCGTGACGCAGAACAGGGTGACCAACGACGAAAGGCTGAAGTTCTTCAAGGATCAATTGTTCAATTCTGCTTTACCGACCCTTGCAGAGATACCCGGCTACCATTTGTGCTGGTTGACGACGACAAACCCGCGTGATTCCATCATGATGCGCCAGCGGCTCGGCTATGAGCTTCTCAAAGCATCTGATTTCCCGGGCTTTGAGGCTGTGACCTTGAAGTCAGGCGATTACGCAGGTTGTATCGGCGTCAACGAGATGCTTCTTGCAAAACTTCCCCTCGACCTGTACGAAATGTACATGACGGAGGCGCATCATAACGCGCCTAATGCCGAGGAAGAAAAGTTGAGTGCAGTCCTTGAGACCATTCAGCAGAACGCACGAGCACAGAAGGCCGAGGTGATCGCAGAGGAAGGCAACGAAGAGTTGGGCAAAAACAAGTCTCGCCCGATTTTTGAGCATTAGTCGGGCAGACGGCCTTTTAACTTCAGGAGCCAAAGAAAATGTCAGCTGTAGCTGCCCCTTTCGGCCTGAGGCCCGTGTACCATCCGTCAGGTTCAATCCGACCGGTCGCTGTGCAAGTCGCCTCCGCGCTGAATACCAACATCTTCCAATACTCGCCAGTCCAGTACGTGGCAGCCACGGGCACGATCGCCCTTGCTGCCGTGGGCGCGCGAGCCATTGGTGTCTTCATGGGTGTGGAATACACCCCAAGCGACGGCAGACGCCGTTACTCCAACACGTGGCCTGCAAATCAGGTCGCAACCGAGATCGTGGCCTACATCACGCGTGATATCTACATCACGTACGAGATCCAAGCCACGGGCCCGGTGTTACAGGATGATATCGGGGAGTGTGCCGACTGGTCACTCAACGATACCACGGCAGGCAATACCACAACGGGACTTTCAAACGTCGCGTTGACGGTGCCGACTGCTGCGGCGATTGCGGGCTTGCAGGTACTCGGCCTGATGCCCTATATCGACAATGCGTGGGGTGACGCTTTCACCATCGTCGAAGTTCGCATCGCTGAGCATCAGCTGGTTGCGGACAGCACGCCATTCTAAAGGAGCAAAGTCATGGCAGTCCCAATGAGAAGTACAGACTTCCGCTCCATCGTCGAGCCGATTCTGAATCAGGTATTCGACGGCATCTACACGCAGCGTGCAGATGAGTGGAAGCAGGTTTTTCGTGAATTCAACGGCACCCCGCGTGCCTATCACGAAGAGCCGGTCCTTTACGGCATGGGAGCCGCGCCGGAGCTTCCGGACGGTTCGCCGGTCACCTACCAGTCAGGCGGTGTGCTGTTCATTCAGCGCTACAACTACAAGGTCTACGGTCTCGCGTTCGCGCTGACCAAGGTCCTCGTGGAAGATGGTGACCACATTTCGATCGGCAAGACCTATGCGGAACATCTCGCGCAGTCGATGATCGAAACCAAAGAGACGCTTTGCGCCAACATCCTCAACCGTGCCTTTAACGGCGCGTTTGTCGGTGGTGACGGCGTGGCGCTCAACGTGACCAATCACCCGATCGCGAACGGCACGTTCAGCAACCTGTTGACCGCAGCGGCAGTTCTGTCGCAAACGTCGCTGGAGCAGATGTTGATCCAGATCCGCAACGCTGTTGACAACAACGGCAAGCGTATCCGCCTCAACCCGACGCAGATCGTGTGCGGCCCGTCCAACGTGTTTCAGGCCGAGGTGCTCCTCAAGAGCGTCCTGCGGACCGGCACGGCCAACAACGATATCAACCCCGTGAAATCGATGGGGATGTTGCCGAAGGGGCAGGCCAACCTCGCGCGTATTACGAGCACCACCGCATGGTGGGTGCAGACCGACGCGCCGCAGGGTATGAAGATGGCGATGCGCCGCAAGCTCGAAAAGTCGATGGAAGGCGACTTCGAGACGGACAGCATGAAGTACAAGAGCACGGAGCGTTACATCCCCGGATGGACCGACCCCCGCGCCCTTTACGGCACGCCCGGAGTTTGATCGGTGGAGTGATGACAGGTTCGGGGCCGGGTAATTCCGGCCCCTTTTTCTCAACTGGCATAGGGCTTCATGGCCCTGATTCTTTTCAAGGAGATTCAAATGCCGCAATTTAGCGACGATCTTTTCCTCGGTATTGCTGTCCCCGGTGGCTCCGGTATGCCCGGTGCTTCCGATGGCGGTTCCCCCATTTCCACAGGTGTCGGCCCGTTGGGTCGCGTCTATCTGTTTGAAGCAGTACCTGCGGCCCTGAACAACGCCGGAATTGCCGCGGCGCAGCAGATTCTCGCCGCTGGCAACCTTGTTCTTACCGCGGGCGTGGGCGTTACGACACGCAACGTCAACGGTGAAATCCGGTACGTGCTCGACTACGCGCGCTGCGTCACGCTCACTTCTGGCGGCGCGTTTGGTGCCGTCAACTTCACGATCACTGGCTACGATATCTACGGCCAGCGCATGACGGTTACCCGCACCGGCCCTGCGGCCAACACAGTTGCCACGCTCAAGGCCTTCAAAGAAATCGTGTCGGTTTCGGCGAGCGCTGCACTTGGCACCAACGTTTCGGTTGGCTTCAACGATACGCTGGGGCTGCCGCTCCGCGTGATCGACATTGGCTACATTCTGGCCGTCAAGTACGGTGGCCTGCTCCCCGATGACGCGGGCACCCCGGTGGTTGCTGACCAGACTTCCCCGGCTACCGGCGCTACGGGTGACGTTCGCGGCACCTATACGCTGTCGTTGGCAGCCAATGGAGCACGACGACTGGTCATGCTTATTGCTGCACCCGGCATCGCGTCCGGCCCGAATGCCACCCGCGTAGGTGCCTTCGGCGTCACACAAGCCTAAGGGGGCGTTATGCGCACCGTAGGCCCACGTGAAATCTCCACGCAGCCTTTCGCTGACGTGCCGATTGTTCTTGATTGGTACAACAAGGGCGGGGGGCAGGCGAAGATAGTTGTCCGGGAGGTTTCCGGTAACTTGAACTATACGGCGGATTTCATGATCACGAATCCGTTTACGGATACGTCGCCAACATGGATCGAGTTGCCCGCGAACAACCTCGTGGGCGTCGGCAAGTATTACAATGTCCCCGAAGCCGCAACAGCCGTACGCGTCCGCAGCACAGCGGGCAATGGTGTCGTCCGGTATGCTGTGACCATGTCGGGAGGAGGTTAAAATGGCAAAGTCAGGACATTCTTTCCCATCGAGCGCTGGCTTTACCAACTCGACCGGGAAAACTCAGAGCGTGAAAGGATACACAAGGTCCAAACCCGTTCACAAGGCTATTGGGGGGTCAATGCCGTTGGCTGCCCCTACTTCGGGGCCGAAAATGTTACCACCGGCTCGGCCAATGATTGCCCCGCCGATGGCGGCCCCCATGCGTCCGGGTTTTGCTGGCCGCCCGGGTCCGGGTTTGGGCCGTCCCCCGGGTCGTGGGGCGCTTTCCTTCGCAGAAGGGGGTGCTGTCAAGCGTATGGGCGATGGGACCATGACAACCGACACAATCGGTGATCAGGGTAACTCGGTCGTCAAGCGCGGCAAGCCGTTCATTACCGAGGCTGACGTGGAGTACGGCGGTTCGGGTCCGTTGCGAACGGGCTACGCCAAGGGCGGCAAGATCCCGGGCATGGGGAAGTTGGTTAAGAAGGCCAACAAAAGGTTTGGCAAAGATATGGCCAAATTCATCAAGCGTTCTCGTGACGTCGACTTTAAAGGCGCAGGGGATCAGGGCGAAGCTCTTGAAAAAGTTATCGAGCGCAACCCCGGGGCTGTTGGGGGTACTCGTGTAAAGCCCGTCGCCGAAGACTTGAAGAAGTTTTCGCGGGGCGATGAAGAAGGTAGTTACTTCGGGGGTGATTCCGATGCCACCGTGGAACGAGCCTTGAAAGAGCGCCTCAAGGTGAAAAAGGCTGGTGGTGGTGCTGTTCAGGCAGCCAAGCGGGAAGTTGCCAAGCATGTGGCGGCTCCTGCGCCCAAGGGCCACAAAGGTTTCAACAAATTGCCGATGTTCGGTAAAAAGTAGAAACAGGGCGATGTTAGTTCAGGTGTGCCCCTCGTACCGAGGGGCTACTTGTAAGATCTTTAAGGAGACTTCAAGTGGCCACGTCCGGTACGATTTCGACGACAGTTTTCAATACTCGTAAGGTTATCGACAGCGCCTATCGTGGCTGTCGGCTGCCCGCGCAGTCGATCACGGGTGAGATGATCGAAACTGCCAAAGAGCAGTTATTCTTGATGATGTCAGCATGGCTCAATCAGGGTTGGCCCCTGTGGTGCCAGACAAAGTACATCTTGGGGTTCACCGAGGGCCTATACTCGGTGGTGTTGCCGCGAGGTGTGATCGACGTGCTCGATGCCAATATTCGGGACACGAACCGGTTGACCGAGGGCAACGCCTCCGCGACTTCCGGCGTTGCCGGTAACGCGTTCGATGATGATTTTGCTACCACCTGTGATCTGGTCGGCCTCGTCGATCAATCCATCACGCTGGAGTTGAATGAGACCGCCGTGGTTACCACGGTCGGGGTGCTCCCGGCAACGACTGGGTCGCTTGAGTACAGCTTCCAGTATTCCGAAGACGGGATAGTTTGGACGGTGGCTGTGACAGGTGTCGCTGATGTAACGAATCTCCAATGGCTTTGGTTCGATGCGCAGGGCGTCCCTGCCGTCGCATTCTACAGACTTGAAGTAGGACTTGACTCGCTTCCGTTCTCAGTGCGCGAACTGGTGTTTGCGAACCGGATCAACGAGATCAATCTGGCGCGTCTTAACCGCGACGACTACTTCTACCTCCCTGACAAGAATGTGCGCGGACGCCCGGTGCAGTATTGGTTGGACCGCCAGCGAGAGAATTGCATCATGAACATCTGGCCAGCCCCAGACAACGCGTCCCGTTATCGGCAGCTGGCTTTCATGGGTATGCGGCACATTATGGACGTGGGGACGCTCCAGCAGGAACTCGAAGTGCCGCAGCGCTGGTATGAGGCAACGGTCTGGAATCTGGCCAAGCGACTGGCGATTATCACGCCGGAGGTCAAACCCGAAATGCTAGCTATTACAGCCGGTGAGGCTTCGTCCTCGTTGTCGTTGGCGTGGGCCGAAGAGCGGGATCGTTCGCCGATTAACATCGTCATTGATCTGTCGCCGTACACGCGATGAGCTACTACCTCGACACCACCGGCCAGCCGACCCTAGGCATTGCGCTGTGTGACCGTTGCCGGAAGAAGTTTCCGCTGGCGCAACTGTGGCCGGACCCGAATTCACCCGGGTTGATGGTGTGCGTCGATGACCGGGACCAGTACGATCCCTACAGGCTGCCAGCGCGGCAATCGGAGCGCATCAACCTGCCGTTTGTACGGCCTGATGAACCCGTTACTGGTCGCCAGATGGATTATGGCTGGGCGCTGTACTCCCAATACTTCTGGACGCAGGACACGGGGTGGTACATACTGACCGAGGATGGGAAATTTTTGCAAACGGAGATAGCCTTATGAGTGCTTCGGTCCGCCAGAACCTCAACAACGCCGGGATCAAGGTTACCGATCTCCCGATAGCCACCACGCCACTGACCGGAACTGAAACCTTCATGCTGGTGCAAGATGGCCTGTCCAAGCAAGTAGCGGCCACCGACCTGCCCGGAGGCACCGGGGCCGTGGGTTTCGTAACGATGGCCACACCAGCCGGGGCGTCGAACAATGTCGCTATTCCCGGGTTCAATGCCTATACCAAGATTGTCGATGTGTCCACCCCTGCTGGTAATGCCCAATGGACCGGGATGTTGCCCGGGGTCAATGGACAGCGGGTGGTGGTCACCAACGTTGGCCCCAACCAGTTGCGCTTGGACGCGATGAACGCGGGCTCAGCCCTAGCGAATCAGTTCAGGGAAGGTTTCAATACGTCTCTGCTCACAAATACATCAATAGAACTCCTGTACTCAACGGACGTAAACAAATGGCTCGTAATACCCTAAAAGCTCTCCTTGTAGCTTTCTTTTCCCTCGCTGCGCCGTCCGCCGAGGCGCAGAACGTATTCCCACAGTTTGGTCCGTCGAACGGGGTAATGAAGGGCGATGAGAATTCGCCGCTTACCACCTCCGCCGTCGCCAACGATATCATAAGCTTGTGGGCTGGCCCCTGCAACTCGCTGACTTTCTTGGCGGGTGACGGGACCTGCCAGCCGGGATCGGGCACGGTACTGGCCAATCCTACCGCGCTCGTTGGCTTGACGCCGGTCAACGGTGTCGCCACCTCTGCGATGCGCTCGGACGCTGCCCCGGCACTTGACCAGTCAATCGCGCCCACGTGGACGGGTCCACATAACTTTTCATCGTCGATCGTGGTGGGTGC